CTTTAAATGCCTTAACATTGTTATCAGATTGAGAAAGTGAAACGCTTATTTTAACAATTTTATTTAGCCCCGGTATGAGTTGACCAGTTTGATTAGAAGGTATTCCTACCCCATTTCTTAAGTATTGGCCCCCACCCACAGAGCCGGATATGCCTAATTGAAAAAACGGAGTTACTCCCGTGTTGCCGCCAGCTTTGCTTGCAAGAACATCAATTGCGCTTTGAACGTCACCAGTTCCAAGACCTGAAACAGAGTTGTCGTATGGAACACTTGATGCTACTTGAGTGCTGGAAACGTAAGGATAATTCATTACGAACCTTCAACAATCCGAACGTCAGTTGTGGCAACGCCAATCAACCACACCGCAACGTTGTCGGTAAAAGCCATGGTTATGCATTGGTTTTTGAAAATCGGAGTGCCGTTAGCCGTAGTGACGGTATTGGTTGAACCCCAGTAGATTGTTCCGTTAGTCGGGGTGATCGAAAGGAATTTACGGTTTGTGAGGCGAGATGCTCCCACTTTAGCTTCAGCAGCCGTGGTCGCAATAGAGATGGCAGCATTCAGCGAACTCGTGTTGATCGAGTCGCGAACGAAGGCATCGCCATTGGCAGAGGAGCCAACGGGCGTACCCGTAACGCCAGCGTTGGTTGCACCAACGACGACGACGGGTTGAGCTGAGCTATCTAGTGGTAAATCGGTACTTGCCATAAAAACAAATGGCCCCAGAGCTTTAACCCCAGGGCCATCCTCAAATCAGGTTAAGGAATCCGGGCTATTGATTATTGTTCAACGCCGCAGATCGAGGAGTAGAGACCAAACGGCTGTTTATCTTCGTTGATGCGAACAACCTGAACAGCGGCGCCGGTACCGGCATCGGCGATAGCAAGCTGGCCCATGTCGACTTGTTGGGTTGGGCATGAAGCCGTTGTCCAAACAGTCGCGATCGTATTGAAGGTCGTTCCGTTCGTTGACACTTGAATGTCAAAACGTGCGCGGCCAGAAGCGGACATAATCCACTTTTTGCCTAAGAACGTCTTACCGGCAGTGATCGTGTAGGTATGAAGATCGCTTGATCCGGCAGCGACGTTTGTAAGTGAAGCGCTGTAGTTGTTCACTGCAGTACCTGGAACGGTAGCCGAGAGCAAAACAGGAAGTGGGTTCGTAGCAGAGAACGGATTACCAGAAGCATCGTTCAGGTCAACTTTAACTTTACCATTGGCATCAGTAGAAATTGAACGAGCGTTCGTTCCATCAGAACCGGCGATAAGGTTAATTCCGTATGGGACGGCGGAACCGTTGACACCACTCGAAGGAAGGTTGGCGTCCAAGGTCTGTTTTGCGTTAATCGCAGTAGACGTGATTGGAGTACCAGAGCCGTCATCAAGCTTCACTGAACCAATGATATTAGTTCCGGCCGGAAGAGGCTGAGTTACGCTCACCTTTGCTTCGCTCGCAGCAGTGTATGCCTGCGAGTTAGTGCCATCAGTTGGCTTAACAGTCCAAGCATTCGCAATGGTGTTTGGCGCGCCCTGAGCGGCGGTGACGATATCGGCTGCCGTAAGAGTACGGACCTGACGAGGATCGATCTGAACGCCGGCAACGTCGATACCGACATCGAGAGCGCGCTGGGTTCCGTTAGTTTGAGACGAGATTACGTTACCCGCTCCGTCGTCGAGCTTAACGGTAACGCGACCAGCGCTATCTACGCCTAATGCTTGTGACGGTACTGTGCCGTCGACAATCTTCGCTGCTATATCTCCGTTTGATTCGGTACGAACTGGCTGAGATGAATTAAAATCGGTTGCTGACATTTAGCCCTCCTGGCTTTTTCTAATTATTGAGAATCTGCGGACAATTTATCTTGAAGCTCTTTTTCTTTTGCCTCTTGAGCCGCGATGTATTGCTTAAGGTTTTCAATTTCCTGGAGCCGCTCGTCCATACGCAGCTCAAGTTCCATTTTCGCCGTAGTTACCCGAGCGATTTCTAGTTTCAACTTTTTAATTTCAAATGGTGTCATCATTGGTAATCCTTACTGTTTGATTATCTGGGCAGAATCGCAGAACGATCACTCGGCCGTGCAAGTAACCTCGAAATTGGCGGGGTTAGGGCGCTGGTGATAAACGGTCACTGTTAGGACATCGCCCGGCAGAAGCTTGAGACCGTTCTGAAAGTTCTCAAATGAGAACGACTGATTGAACTGGTTCCACCAGGTTCTCTTCCACATCAGAACGGATCCGTTCAATTTCAGCTTAAAAAGCGCAATGTTCTCGCCAGATACGTCTACTTTCGTAAAACGATAGCCTTGTGGGGGCGCAATCAAACTGATGAGCGTTGTTTCTACGCTTGAAGGCACTGCGGACACTTCGTTCGGAAAGAACAGGAGACCTGAGACCGGGATGCTAGAAGACTGGACAACATTGACGTTAACTGAGCCGTCAGGATTAACTACCAGTTCGTTCGCACCATCGCCCAGTCGAACAGAAGAATGGACATCCCCTGCTTTTGGATCGTTGTCTTTGGCCGAGAGCTGAACTCTGAGTTCGGCATTGAGCGTCTCGATATTGATCGAGCCGTCTGAAAGCTGAACTGGCAGCGGGTTTTTTAGGCTAACCGGATTTCCGAACGGATCGACAAGAAGGTTACGGAGAGCTAATATCGGTTCTTCTTCGTAGACCGCGCGTTGCCGATCATCGAGAGGGACGTTTGGTCTAGACTGCTCTATCGCATAAACGAAGGAGGTTGTGCCGTAGCCGGTGAGGTTCGCGCGTAAGCTGATATCCCCTGCCGGTCCGACTTCGATGACGTTAGGGCTCGGCACCCGCTTCACTTCTAGTTCCAGCTGGGGCATAGAAGAATCATTGAGGATAATCTTCTGTTTAACCTTGAGCGGATAAGATGTTGTGAGCGTGATCGCCCCAACAAAGGTACACGGGGCCGTGACCGCTATTGGAGGAACCGCTGCAAGGCGTTTCTCTATCATACTTCCCTAGAACCTTGACGAACCCAGCACCCTTGCTGAGACGGAAGCGTATTCGGCTACAGATCAATTATCAGGGCGTTTTCGCAGGTTGAGAGTCGGCCCCATCAGAAACACTGACGTGCCATCTTGGACGGACGTAATTGTCGATCATTGGGAATGAAAGAGAGAACGGCTCAAACGTTTCACCGCTGGCATGAAGGTCGTCGGCCAGGGCATGGATAAAAGCCCTTTCGAGCAGACCTCTATCTTGGCGTGAGGCCGGGCCATGGACGTAGTGAGACTGGGCTCGTTCCCGGATTCTTTCCAGACTGTACCACTTGCCATTGAAGTGTTTCGGGAAGGTCTTTGCGAGAACCGATGCGACAAGCGCGGTCTTGGCAGCGGCGGACATTGGACCATGGTCCATGTCGGAGATGATTTTATCCGTAATTGTCAGGATGGGAGATCCTGGAGAATCCGGAACCTCTACCGATTTGCCGTGTTCGTCGAGAAAATATGTTGGTGCCACATAGGGTTTATACGGAACCTATTTTAAGCACTTTGCCAAGACAGCTAACATGTCAGACTTATTTGGAAAGATGAACACTTGCGGCTCTGTATTCGTCGGTCCAAAGAGAGTGAGGACGTACCCGTTTTGAGCAAGCTGGATTTGAACTTTGCCGACCAGGTCGCCATCAGGACCACCATCGCCATATTGGATGGTCGATGCCCTCTCGGGATTGTGGGAGTGGTTGCCGTCGAGTACTAAGCTTATCTTTGGTTTAGGTTGGGCCATGCGAGCGGTTGTATATCCTACTGGTATGCGTTCAGCGAGTCTATAAACGTACTGACGTACCAGTGATGACGTTAGGGGTTAAAATACCAATGATCTTGAATGACGGGCGCGCGGCAGTCCAAATGGATCCATGGGGAGCCAGGCCCGTTGTTCTCCATACGAAGACCCCACTCGGGCAGTTTTCCGGCGTCTAGGATCATCTGGCGAGCGTCGTCACAAGACATTCCCTCTACATCAAAATCCACTGCCGCTTCCATCTGCACGGCCGTCAGAGGCACACCATGGGCGTTTTGAGTGGCCATGTGGGCGCTATTGTCTTTGCCACCTATAAGCGCGTTGTAAGCGTGTGGGCGGTACCAGACATGGATGTTGATTGGCTTACCGAAAAACTCGCGAACGACATCGAGTTTCTGGGCCATGAATACAAGACGGTCGAGAGTCTCGTCCGTGAGACCATCAGACTCGTTTGCAAGACGGCCCCATGAGGGCAGCCAAAGCAACTCTTTGAAAGTAAAGTGCTGTGAGGCATTAGCGCTCGGATCAATCGTTCGCATCTTCGTTTCCCTTCGTTTCAGACGTCTTATCGGCTGGCGATTCAACGTCGGTTACGACACCTGTCTTGGGACAGATCGTTTGTTTCTTTTTCTTGGGTTTCGGACCCTGATTCACCGGCTTAATCTTCTCTTCGACCGCACGAACAGCAGCCTCCATCGCCTTGTGGTGAGCGCTCTTTTGATCTTCCGGAGTGTGGGTGTTCCAATCTGTCTTGATCCCGTACTTCTTGCTACTGGACCAGCCCTTCTCGAGCACCTCTAGATTCTCCCGCATACGATCGATCGACTTCCTAAGCGGGGCGACCTCATCGAGGTAGCCGGCGTTCTCAAGGACCCGGATCATGATCTCGGCTTTAATAAGACCCTTCTTGTAACGATTGTAGGCCTCTTTAAGAGCCATCTTCGGTGCGCCAAGAGCGCGCATGTTGATTAGGGAGTTTGGATTATTGTGAACGGTGAGCGACTTGTCGGGAGATTTAAAGTCGGCAATTCCTGAATGAGCAAGCTCAACCATGTTGCGACCGACATGAAGGGCCCGCTCTTGAGCGGACGGAGGGCGCAGGGTGCCTGCCTTCGTTTCCGTACGGGCCGGAAGATGAGGCTTAACCCGGAACACTTCGTTACCAGAACGTCTTGCGATCGTAGCCTCGGAATACTGCGAGGTGACCTCGTTTGAGATGCGGCCCTTGGCCGGATTCTTAGTGATGACCTTTTTGCCGGCCTCGTTACGGCTGTACCCGGGAGCAGGCTGTGGCAGGTTCTTAAACTGTTTCGTAAACTTTTCGGTCTGTTCCATCGAGCCTTCGAGACGGCGCTTCTTCGATTTGGTCGGATCGTCCATGAAGAAGTGCGTGCCGGGCTTACCGATAATGTCCTGGGTCTCAGCAAGGGTATTGCCGACGTTCGTATTAGAAATGCCATGGCCCATATCGTGAACAACCTGCTGTTCAATCGGGCCTTCTTCCTTCTTGCCGCCGGTCGTAGGATTGATGACGTTCGGACCCATGGATCCCATGGATTTTCGGCCCGCCTGATCGGTCTTAATTTCGAGGCCTAATTGGCTTGCGAAACGACTGTATCCGTCAAGACGCTTGGCCTTATTGGCCTCAGCATCCATTCCGAAACGCGAATCGCCTTTACTCTCTTGGGTACTCGGAAACGAGCCGGGCTTAATGAGTCCCCTACGCTGCAGCTTCTCGAGATCCTCGTGTGCCTGCGCGCGCGAGTTAAGATCAGGATGATTATCTCGAGCGTCTAGCAAGTGGGCGTGAATGGCATCAGTTCCGCCATGAATGATCTTGGCCGACTTGATGTAGTCCGGGTGATTGACCCGGATTAAGTTCTCTTGTCCGTATTCGTTATGGAGTTCGCGATGAACGCGCGAACCGAGCTGTTCGGTATCGCTGCCGTATTTGTGAGTATTGACTGCGACAAGACCGGAGTCCTTGAAGTCCTCGCCCGTTCCATGACCCAGCTTCCTGGCAAACTGCCAGTGATTACCGTAGGAGCTGATCGCATGAGGGACCGCCTTGGCAGGATTCTCTTCATTGCCAGTGGCGTATGCTGCGGATGGATTCTTGGCACCAACACTGTTCTTGAAGTCCGCCACGACTTTCTTGGCACTTTCGTCGAGAGTGTTCTTCTTGTCTTCCGGAAAGCCCTTGTCGTTCAGTATGTCTTTGGCTTCAGGAGTGACCGAATCAGTCTCTTTTTCTGGATGAGAGGATAGGTTCTTCCGTCTAGCGCTTTTGACCTCTTTATCAACCGCATCGAAATCAAAATCGTCGACGGCCTTCTTGAGTGTAGTCGCCTCAAAGTTAAGATGAAGGGTTTCAAGCCCTGCAATTACGGTTTGCGCTTTCGCTAAAATCGCAGAGAAAGTTGGATCCTTCATGACTACTTTGCCTTCCTGGCAAGATCCCGAATTTTTGCGAAATGCTCATGATCTACCGGCTCGCTCGATTCGACTGGGGTCGAATGAAATAGAGCGACCACATTAGGAAGAGGCCCTTCGGAGTTCTTGTAGCCGTGAAAGCCCTGCTTCTTGATTTCGAATTCAAGACGACTGGCGTCCATGGAACGACGATCAATTTTAGTGCGGTCAGCCTCACCGAAGGCCGCATGATAGACCGGACGAGCTTCTTCGCTCGCGATATCTAATACCTTCTCCGGACGCTTAACCTTGTAAACTCGCTTTGACTGGGCTGTAACCGCATCTTCGGGCTGAGTTCCGTGCTCATAAAAATAGGAGCGGGGTATCCGGTTTGTCCTACGGCTTTCGTGGCCGACAGCGCCTGTACCATGAAAGCTAGGATCGATCGTGTTCAGCTCATTTGCATGAACGGAATAATGGACAAGATGGTCGGCATCGGTCTCAGACTTTTTAAAGAATTTTCCGGCCCAGTTTTGTTTAACTTTATCAAAATGCTCAGCGACCTTATTGCTGATGACCACATGTCTAGTTCCCTTAACGGAAGAAGGGCTCGATGCGGGCCGATTGGCCCCGTGAACGTGGCGCTTCACCTCAAAATGAGGGAGCTGAGAAAGTTTCTTGTAAACCTTGTCACCCGAATCGGTCAGGATCTCGGCAGAGGATACCTTCTGATGCTTTGTTGTTGCAAAGGCATGGAGGGCGGTGGAATGGCCTCTTCCGGAATGACTGGTCTTAGTGGCCGCAAACTCGATGGAATGATGTGCGCCAGCAAAGGATTCTTTGTTGTGATGAACAATCACTGCAGAGACGTGCTCGCCTGATTCGTGCCCGCCCTCATTAATCGTGTAAGCGTGTTGTCCGAGGATCGGGTTTGAATACTTATGGATGGTGTGACGACCGAACGTCTCGGATCCTTCGTACTGCATGCCGTTGCTGGCGCCCTTCAACCGCTCCTGATGATCCGGGAACTTGTTGTTCCGGATCATTGGCATCTTCATGAGGACTTCGGACTTATTAACGTCTTGAGATTTTGAGTTCTTTTTTTGTTTTGTCCAAGTGGCTACATGAGGAGCATCGTCTCCAGTTCCAACTTCGACGCGAATTTGCTTATGCTTTTTACCAATTTCTCTAAAAAGGCCGTCACTGCCTGGAGAGAGTGTGTTTCCACTTAGCAGTGTTCCGAAGTGTTTTGTGGCCGCAATTACGAGTGCGGCCCCCATCCCTTTTCCGTGATGCCTAGGTTCGACTGCAATATGTTCGGAGTATTGAAGGCCATGGAGGCCTTCGTCTGCCCCATGGTCGTAAAAGGAGTTTGTAAAAAGCCCTGCTATCGGTCTTGCACCGGAGTCGTTTTTAGGGTGAATAGTAAAATGATTAGATTCGCCGCTTTCTTCTTGGTGATGAAATACTGTGTGGCTACCTACTTTGTAGGTCCCAATAAGCTTTCCTTTAGGAACCAGCGGGCCAATCCGTTGAGCGACATCAGAATTATGTTGGCTAACAAATGGCATCTTTAAAAGTGTTTCGGCTTTCATAAGACCTGCAGACTTCATAGACTCCAGGAGTTTTTGCATGCCTGGAGTGTCCATCACTCCAAAGAGTTGGACGGCCTGACGGAAACGATCGGCGGTGTTTTGAATTTGGCTTAACTGATCGACTACATCCTGAGGCATTGGCTCGGGCTTTGGGTCTAGAATTTGGACAAGCTGAGAGCATAGAGCAAACGTCTCCGGATCCTCAAGATCTTCTTCTTTAAGACTAGAGGCCAACATCACGAGTTGATCAATGAGCAGAAGGCCCGGATCGGACTGAGGAATCATTCTCATATTGTCCGATTGAACCCGTAGACAGAGCGGTCAGCCTGGCTGAAATTGCCACGGCCGCAATGAGCGTCGGTATGAGATACAAACCGAAATACACCGCAAAAAAGGTAAAGAAAACGAGTTTGAGCTTCACCTAGGGTTTATACGGAAAGCGCCCTACCCGCGCTCAATCTGGGAGGTTTCGTTTTTATAGGTGACCTTGATGATCGCCTGGACGGACGATTTAATTTCCGAGGTGTGGTCAATCATGAAAACTGCGCGGGTCCTGGCCACTTCTTCTAAAAGCCTGACCGCCTCGGCCTTACCCTGGGCATCCAGCCCGTCGAGAGCCTCATCGAGGAAGAATACGTTGCACTCGCCAATCGCTTCAGAAACCGCCACATCGTAGGCAAGCATGGCCATTCGGCGGGCCCCTCCCGACAGATCGTCTTCAGGAACCTCAAGCCCGCCCTTAGTGATGACCGGCTTCAGGATGAGCCGCTGTTCGCCCTTAGCGGTTTCTCCAAGCTGGTCGATCCGAGTCGAATAAATCCCATCCGTCATGAGACTGAAGAGCTGTCCCGCACGCGAACCGATGCGTTCAATCAAACCATCGAAATAGATCTGACGGATGCCTTTCGGTCCGAATAGATCAATGAGGTCCATGAGTTCATCGATTTCCACTAGCAAATCTCTAACCCTGATCTTATTTGCCCCCGCATCGGCATGAATCTTTGCGGCCCGCTTATCGAAGGAACTAAGGCTGTTTTCTGCTGCTTCAAGCTGCGTCTGCTTGAGCCTAATCTGATTCTCGAGGACACGAAGGGCATCGTCGTTCCTTCGTTTGGAGTCCCTAAGAACACGGCCTGCTTTCTCAATCTCGGCTTTAGACTGGCTGTCGAGTGTCGAAGCCTTCTGCTTTACGATGAGTGCCGTTTGTTCGATCAGACGAATTTCGCCACGGATCTCATTGGGTCTGGCATTAAGCTCTGCCTCCGTCCTGTGATAGACTTCGGACGCCTCACGCTGGCGCTTCATGATGGCGGCCAGGTCTCGCTCCTCCAACACTTCCTTGAGTTGCGCTGACAATGAGTCGGCACGTCTCAGATGAGACTCAATCTCGCTATCGATACCCTCTGAAGGTAAGGGCTGCTTGCAGGTGCCGCAGCTTGCGCCCTTTTGCAGGTTTTCAACGGCTCGGATCTCGCGGTCCAGAGAGTCCTGGATGCGAGCGTTTTCACGAACAACCTTTTCCCTGACGAAATTTGAAGACTGAACCGCGTCTACTTCGGCAGTGAGTTCAGAAAGCAGCTGGGAGGTTGCCGCATCGATCTTGGGCCGTTGCGAGAGGCCGGCCTGGAGAGTCATCTTTTGACCCATAAGATCCGTGTACTCGTTGTTTAAGATCTTGAGGCTTTCCGAGAGGTTTTCTTGAGCACCCCTGACGACGCTGTCGTGCTCGGTCCGGTCGTCTCGTTCGTCTTGATCGAGTCTTCCTTTAAGATCGATAAAATCGCCGGACTCTTTAGCAACTGCCTCAAAAAGGATTGCTGTTCGAGATACAAGCTCGTCCCGCTCGGTATGAAGACTAACTGATTGTTCATGAAGAACTTTGAGTGACCCATTGGCTCTTTCCAGTTCAGATTCGATCGCCTTCTTCTCCTCTTTAACCCGCTCGAGCGCCAGATTGAGAGATTCAAGACCCGCGATGATTGAGAGGTGGGCGGCGCGTTCGGCGTCTCCCATTGAGAAGAAAGATTTGTTTCGATCTTGGGAGATATAGACGGCCAGCAGAAACTGCTTGTCATCCATCCCGATTAATTCAGGAATGCGGTCATCTAGATCGGAAGTCTTGCCGTGCAATTGATTCGTGGCACAAACCCCATGCTCAAAGGCCTGAAACGAATCGAGCGATTCTTGAGAGTGAATTCCCGGAGTCCAGATTTTTAGCCCTCCCGGTCTTGACCTCTCGATCCGGTACGAACGTCCAGCATGCTCGACGATGACCTCAACTCTGCAACTCTTTTGGCCGCGTTTGATAACAGCGTCTACCGGTCCGCCCTTAGGACCTCCCCATTTCGGAAGGTATCCGTAAAGGCACCAGAAAATCGAATCGCAAAGGGTGGTCTTGCCCACCATATTCGAGCGACCTGTTTCCAGGTTTTCGCCATCGATTAAAAACAGGCCGGTACTGGGAATGCTCCAGTCGATTGTTTCGTAGGACCGGAAATTCCGCGCTACAACTGACAGAATCCTCATGCTTGTTTTATACGGATTAGAACCATCCAGATCTCCGTATAAAATCGATATGGAACAACGAACCTTTAATTACGGTACCAGCCTGCCAATCACGGTGAATAAGAGCCTGGAGATACAGCTCGTCCGATTTACAAAAATTGGTGAGTACTTCGAGTTTGATATTCGATGGAGCCACTCTCAGGACCACGCAGGATTTTCCGCGAATTTCAGTCTATTTGGGCTGTTCTTTAATTTGGCGATTCAAGACAACCGCCATTGGAATTACACCGAGAAACGTTGGTTCTTGCCTAGCGAAGAGCATGCCGACGAAGAGGACTCTGAGTGCTAAACTTGCGATGAGTCTGCGATGGCCCTGAACTTGTCGATACTCATCTGTCCGAAAAGAAATTTAAGAGAAGCCTTCATCAGGGCCAACCGACGAACAAAGTACCCCTTCCCAAACATCAGTGTCCCAAACGTGATTTCAAATGGAAATAGGGCCGCCTTAAACAGATAGACCCTCTTGAGATCCCTGAGGTCTACCCTCATTTTAGCCACCTCATAATCAGTTTGCTCATCAAACTGACACTCCAGTAGAGTCATGAGCATCGCATTCCTAGGGACGTTGAGAAGATAAGGACAAAAAGCAGGTTCGAATCCGTCGTCTTTGTATGCGCTCATTTACGGGCTCCTGAATTAGCGATCCAGGACCGGAAGACCTTGGCTTCAACAGGGCAAAGACGAATGGCCTGATCGTAGCAGGCTCCTCGTTCAATCGTGCCTGAACACGAACTAAGGGCTGAGTTAAGGCATCCCGTCTCATACGAAACCTCTGCCATCTCAAGATTGCTCCGAGGCAACTCACAAGAGTTCTTAGAGCTACAGGCCGTCAGTACCAGAACCAGAATCAGAGGTGATGTTTTCATTCATTCCTAGTGCCTGCCTGACATGTCTTAGAGCCTCTTCGGCACCAGAAATCGCGACAGAACTGAAGCCATTCCTACAGGGAGCGCGACAAATCACATAAAGAGGAAGAAGTACGTCTGCGAGAGCGTTTCTGAGAACTGTATTTTCTTTCTCCAGCTCTTCAACAGTTCGCGGATTATCCACGGTCTTTTGCGGCGACGAATGATACAGGGGTCATATCGATGCGGACGCCTTTAATCCGGTATGGAAGATCAGGGAAATGCTTCTTTGCGAATGTCTCGGCCAGGCCACGGCCTAAAAAAAGCGAACCTTCGCGCAAAAACTTTGTCTCGCGGTTGCCCTGTCCCTTTTGTGCGAGAGCCCCGCGCTCACGCTTAATTAAAAGCTCGTAACCCATATGAACAATTTTGATCTTAATTCGCTTTTCCATAGAACTACTTCCTTTTTACAAACAGCTGATAGATTGAACGCTTTTCAACTTCAATGCTGAGTTTCTTACCAAGACGTTTGGTAATTTTTTCGACCTTTTCAACAGTGCGAGCTTCAATTTCAATGAAGACGCGCTTGTCTCCCCTGACCGTATAGATGGAAACGTTCGTATCCCTGTCGTCGAGGAACAGTACGAGGTACTTCTTTCTTACTGACCGCGCAGGGTATCCGAAAAGATGAGTGCAGAACGCTATGGCCTGAGCGGGATCATCAACGTTTACGTCAATCTCAACTCGGTCAAGATTACAGTCGCGGTCCTGATACTTAATGGTGAGCTGCGCCTTGCCTCTTGGCATCATCCGCACGCGAGCAAAATCAGCCGGTAGATTACTCGGGACCTCAAAGTAAATGTCGGTAGAATCACCTGTAACTAGACGGTCCCAGTTACCGATTGCGCGTTTCAGGAGACGGACACCGCTGTTGTAGTCCTTTTCGGCTATGACAAACTTGCGTTCGATTTCCCGATTCTTATAACCCACGCCCGTCTCCAGACTTCGGATAAGGAGGCATATTTTCAGGGCGAATGGCTCGAGAGACTGCGCCGTATCCATAAACTACATAAGCGAGGATCGTGGCACCCGAGCACACCGTCATCTGAGCCGGGCCATTGAGATGGTGCCCAATCATGCTGATTGCAAGCGCATTTACCAAGGTCGTCGTACCGGTAACGACCAAGAGCATCACTGCAAAGATCTTAATACCATCAAGAGTTTTGATCATGGTCGGTCCTCTCGCGTTCCTCTTTGGCTTTGCGAATATCCTCTTTCATCTCAGCCTCAAGTTTCGCGTTATTGGCCCGGACAATCTTATCCAGACCGGGAGCAAAGTAGATTGCGTAGACAAGGACCCCATTAAAAAGTGCGAGGATCTGACGCTGAGAAGGATTCAGCCCGAGAGCATTTCCAAGCACACCCACGATTACCGAGGAGAGAAGGACGATAAAGACTGTTGATCGGATCAGCTTACCCATGACTGTTTTATACGGATTGCTCCGCATCCTCAGTTCTGGAGGCCTTCTTGTTCGGCCCATCATCAACGTTAACCATGGCCTGAGAGCCCACTTCATCGGTATGAGTGCGGCATCGGTTGTAGTCGGTTACACACTCGACAGCGATAGGGCAGATCCCATTTCTGACCTTGTCTAAAAGATAGACAATGCGGTCTTTGCCAGCATCTGAGTTGGAACGGTTCATGGTGATTACGTTTGAGGACTTACGAACGATACCGAACGCTTCGGCCACGTCAGTACAGCGAATGTAGTCGGCCCCCGACTTTGCGAGCGCATGGCCTTGACGGTTAGTCTGAGCGCCGCCAGCACCTGCAATATTGAGTTCGAGACAAATCTGTTTCAGCTCCCCATAGACGTACTCCTGGAGCATCCGTGGGTTGTCCATGGACTTAAAGCGTGAGGAGGTGAGGCATTGCCCGTAGTCGCAAAGGAAGAGATGAAACGGCCATTCCTTGTGAAGCATGCGAGCCGCTTCGAGCACGCGCTCAACGATCGCTTCTTGAGTGTACATGAACCGAAGAACGACGTTCTCCTTTAGGATCTCATCGGCGCGCGCGAGCATCTCTCGTTCTTCAGGAGAAAGCAGAGCGAGGCCTGTCATTAGACGAGCAAACGGAATGCCCGAGAACCTAGAGAGCCAGCGACACTTGGTTGGAAACTCCTCGTCTTCGTGGATTGTACAGAATACCTTCTTTCCAGACATCACCGCGAAGTAGCCGAGCGTGCAGGTCAAAAGGCTCTTTCCAGAATTGGATCCGCCGATAAACGTCGTCCAAGAGCCCGGATACAGCCCTCCGTTCATCGCATCATCGATAGCTCGGATCCCGGTAGGGATGGCGTCCCTCTTTTGAGAAGAGAGGATGCCAAGGACCTTTTCGTGATCACCGAACCGAACGACCCGTTCTCGCTCGAAATCGATCTTGTTCAGTCGTTCAAGCTCAAATGAGGTGATCTCATAGGCATTGTCTTTCGAGCCTGCATTAAAGAGATCGGACGCTCTCTGATAGGCATCGACAAAGATGTTGGCCCGTATAAATCCTGTCAGCTCCCGCTTAGTCTTCTCAATTGAAGGGCTTGAGTGGAAGATCTTTTGGACCTCGTCAAAGTAGTATTGCTGCTTTTTGATCTCATGCTTCAGGGCTTCGGTCTCAAAGACTCCCTGAGAAGGCACTTCCTTAAAGTTCTCGTAATGGCTTTTTGCCACATTGAAGAACCACTTAAGTTCTCCGGTAAAAAACTTACCATTCAGATGGTGGCAAGCCTTCGCACAGAACACCTCGTCTGTGGCCATGAGTTTGAAAACTCCGCGCTGAAAATCGAGGCCGTAAGGGATCTCTTTGGTCATCACCTGTTTTATACGGACTGGGGTCGGTGGCCGGGTCCGTATAAAAACTGCATGACCAAAAGCTGTATCGTGTGCGGAGTTGATGTGGCTGGAGTCAAGCCGTCAAGACTGGAGAGGGTCAGGACCGGAATAACCTGTTCAAGGATATGCAGGGCTGAACATTGGAAAACATTTTACATTGGGGCAAACAACCCAAATTCTAAAGCACGGCGAGGATTAACTCCTGCCCAGGCCTTCTTTGCGGACAAACATAGTAAGCTCGCTCACCCAGCAGAGCAGCGGGGCATCGCCTATGGGCTAACCCCAGAAATCCTCCTTTCCCAATATCAAAAACAAAACGGACTTTGTTTTTACACAGGAATACCCATGTCTCTCGTCACTACAAGAGACCGGACCTCCAAAAGACAGGCTGATTTGGATATTCTTTCGGTAGATCGTATAGATTCCGCAAAAGGATACGTCGAAGGCAATTTTGTCTTTTGCTGCAATGCCATCAATAAAGCCAAGGGCTCTTCTGATACCCTAGAGTTTCAGGGGTTCCTCAACTTCATCCAGGCAAGGACCGCGAACACCTGTCATATAAAAGTTGTTAAACTGCATCCAGATTCAAGAGTCCCGGAGCGATCAAAGGTTGGAGACGCTGGGTATGATCTAACTGCCATGACAGTCGAAGATCTGGGTGACCGGATCAAGGTTGGGACGGGTATTGCCGTTCAGCCCGCTGCTGGATGGTACGGAGAAGTTTATTCGAGATCTTCCAATACGAAAAAAGGGATCATGCTGATGAATTCCGTTGGTGTGATCGACAATGGATACACTGGTGAGATTATTTGTGTATTCTTTAAAACCCGAACAGACGCAACAATTAATGTAGGTGATAGGGTCGCTCAGTTTATACCCAAAAGATATGCAATGGTAGACATCGAGGAAGTCGACTGTTTCGACGAAACCGAGCGCGGCTCGGGCGGATTCGGCAGTACCGGCAAGTAACTCAGACGGCTTTGGCACAATCGGGCGGTATGATCTTCTTAATCATCTCGTTAAATTGTACGAGACTAAATGGCATATCGAGGTACGCGTCCGGATTTAATCCTTTAATTGCTTCGGTAGATGGGCTCGTTGAGGCGAGTACGATCTTGATTCTAGGATGAGCCTTCCTGAATTCGATCACCCTCTCCAGGCACTCCTTGTGGCTCCAAGGCTGATAAACGATCACAGCCACATCGCACTGTACATCGACTCCGTTTTGCACAGAATAGCCATGATCATTCAATGCAGACTCTAATGCCGACAGGACGTCCTGATCGCATTCGGAGATACAGATTCTAACGCTCATACCGACCACAAATAGATGTGTTTAGGAATAAATGCAACCCGATAAGTGTATTTGCGCTGATGTGTATACAAATTAAAAAAGGCCCGCTCCCATGGGGAACGAGCCTTTCTTAATATTTTATTGTCCTAATTCAGGATTAGGTGGAGCGGCCGATGTTTTGGATCACACCGAGCTTGCGTCCGTTGAACACTTGCAGGGTAGCAGCCATCCACAGGATGAACTCTTTGCTGAGGGAAACCTGAGCAAGAGCGATCTTCATCATTGGGGCGAGTTGCTTCCAAACCAGAATCTCCGGGCGAAGATCGAGCATGAACGCGGTAGCCGAACCTTCAGTACGTTCGCCGCGATCTTTGAACACGGTAGACGTTCCAGCGGTCTTAACATACCCAATGAATTTCTTCGGGGCAGCAGTTCCGCCAGCTTTGCTCGTACGATACACAGCAAAGTGCGTAGCGCGAACACCAGAGCTAGGAGCAGCAATCGCGAGAGTCACGATATCTCCGTCGACAGCAATCACGGTATCAGCCGAGGTAGCAGCGATAGAGGCAGACTCGCCAGCTTCGGAGCAGGCAGCAACAGAGTACGAATACTTGTCGCCAGCCTTAAGCTTCGAGGCCGTATCAGAAGGAGTCGACGTAGCTGGCGTAACAGACGCCGGAGCGTTTGGTACGTTAGCGCGATCGTTTTGGGACTTCGGATTCTCTTTTGGCTTCAGGAAGATGTTGGCCTTAAGTCCGATGTCTCCAGCGGAAGTGGCGAACGTGCGCACGACGTAGCCGGCACGAGCATCTTGAATCCCGAGTTGCATGACGCGTTCTTTAGGAAGAAACTGTTTCACGAAATCAGAGAGCTGCTTAGGAGCCAAATGGAGTTCTTGCGGCATGCCGAAGTTTTCCATGATGACTTCAGCTTCGTCTTCGATCGAAGTTTCGTCGATGACATTGCCCGCGAGATCCTTAACAACGCTTTGAGCGCCGCCGTATCCGTCGAAAGCACGAACTTGTTGGCTGAAATCAGCATCCGCCGAGCGGATCTGTCTTTCGAGACCATCGAGTTCGAGATTCTGAATGACGCCTGGAATGGCAGCAAGTGCGCCATCAAAGTGTCCGTCGTTCGTGTAATCGCTCATTGCCTTGTAGCAAGCGCGTTCGACGCGTTCGAGCATCCAGAGACTTCCGGCAGCAGCTTCTTTGCCTTCGAGATCTCCGCCGAAGTTCATTCGGACGAGAGTCGCTGGCAAGCTCACTCCGCGACGAGTCGCGAAGAAAACTACTTTCGAAGCGGCCCGTTGGAACTCGCTGTCGTTCATGACAGGGCTTGCGCTTTCGCTAACGAAAACGGATCCGCCATCTCCTACGGAATTGGTACGAACAAATTGTTCGACCAGGCTATAGGCCTTATCCTGAGGAAGGGATGGATAGAGGACGAGATTTTTAGCTTCGTACAGTACCGACTTAAGGGTCGCGTCGATGCTTTCCATTTGGAGAGCGCCGGCACCGGTCAACGACGTTGGCGAACCACTCGCGTACGCGTGACCAACTTGAAGCGTCTTCGCGAGCGCTTCGGCTTGGTTCATGTCGAGAGAGGCCGTACTAAGTTCGCCGCTCTGAGCATTCATAATTGGATCATTTTGAAACATTTTGTTTCCTCCTGGTAAATGGGGAGCTGGATTAACCCAGCAATCCTTTGACAAATTGAAGATCAGCAGGGGTCGCCCTGTTGGTCTCGATTCGGTTAATAAGGGTTGAATCAACCCCACGGTTCCCTTCGCGCTTCGCTTTCAGAAGCACTTCAAGGACCACAGACTTTTTAAGCGGCTGTTCCGAACCCTCTTCCGACTTGCGGAGAGAAGGCGCGTAGCCTGCAACACCCTTGCGAGGTGAAGCGGGTTGGGCCGCGATCTTGTTGACGGTTTCCGATAAAGCAGCGATTGCTTTGCTCACGCTGTCGAAACGTTCATCGAAAGCTTTCTTAAGGGACTCTGTCTTGTCTTCAGCTGGAGCAACCGGAGCGGCTTCAGACTTCTGAATCGTCGCGGTTTCAGCTTTGTGAGCTTCAACTTTAGCTGCGATTGTTTCGGACTTAGTCTCTTGAGATTTATTAAGAAGACCGCGAGCTGCCATTTTAGCGGAGATCGCTGCGAATTCAGACTTCAACGCTTCTTCAGACTCTTCGTCTTCAGATTCATCTTCGTCTTTCTTTTTCTTCTTCTTCTCTTTTTCCTCTTCGCTCTCTTCAGACTCTTCGTCTTTAGATTCAGCGATAGGAGCGCCTTCTTCGGGCTCTCCCATATAGAGGTCAGCTTTGGAAAGCGCTTCGTACTCAGCGAGCGCCTCTTCTAGAACGTCGGCAACGGCCTTAAGCAATTCTTCTTTGCTCTGAGTTTGTGTTGCTTCGATTTTTTCCATAACGTTCTCCTTTTTCTCCTAAGGAGTTTAGTTACCGACTTGACCGAGGCGGGCGTCGTTAGCGATTTCAGCTTGGACGTTAGCGTCCACGAGATCCGCTTCAACTGGGGCAGCCGAAGAAAGGACCTTCATCACGCTGCAGCCCATGGCCGTAGCAAGCTTGAAGATCTTCGCATGACGCGCCAGAGTGGCCTTCGTGTTGTCAGAATTCATGTCAACCCAGCATTCGGTTTCAGGATAGCCTTCGCCAGCCGAAGCAGAGATGTCGTTAACGATGTTGAAGCCTGCACCGGCAAAGGTACGGCGCTTCAGCGCAATAAGAGCGATGGTGTCGCCAGCTGCACTTTTAATCGTTGCAGCCGGAGTTCCATCCGATAGGTAAGCAGGAGCAGCCGCGAGATCGCCAGCAGCCAACATATTCATGTCGGCGATCAGGCGGTGAAGCATTTGGTCCCTATGGTTATTTGGGAGAGCCATTGTAGAGTATCCTCCAGTTATAAATCTGACTTTTTGTAGTCAGAGATCATTAGTTTCAGCCGCTCTAAAAGAACCGGGCTTTTTAGGAGCACGATTCCAGAATCTGCTTTCGACAAGGAAATCCTTGCCTCTCGCAGCAGCTCGCGAGCGGTCACCGCAAGCTGATAAATTTTCTGTAGTGGTTCGACGCTCTGTTCTCGAAAGAACGGAACTTCGTAATCTTCTGACTTGATGAGAGAGTCGTCTGCGCCTACTGATTTATTAATCGCAGTGACTTCGGTTCGCGTATTGCGATTGCAGGGTGCAATTGTTAAGGCAATGCCACGAATCTGGGTCTTACTAAGTTTTCCGTCGGGGCCACGTTGTATGGTCTTGCCTTCGACAGAGACTTTAATAGGAGGAGCTTCATTCTTGGCGCTGTAGAACTTATAAATAGAAGCGACAGAATCAGCTTCCTTATGTCCTACACCGTCCCAGAGTTCTGCTTTGGTCCACAAGAAGGGCCTCTGTAACTCTTGCCAGTATTTAATCTGGGTCGGAGTAGTACAGTCTTCCATCTTGGTGATCTTTTTCGCTTCCATCACCCGACCAAGAAGGGAATCAAATCCCTGTCTATGATCCGCATTGACGAAACCACGGCCTTCCAGCAGTGGCGAAATATCCGCACCGTCGAGATCTAAAACCTCATTCGTGATGTCCCGGTCCGAAGTGGACGCGACACATTCGATGACAGTGCTTTTCCTAAGACTCATCTATAGAATGATCTGTCAGGACCCGCAGACCGCGCTCGGAAGGGTCAGAAATAGTTGGGTTTAGTCGGACGGGTCCTTATCAGGATCATTAATAAGGGCGGCGGTTTTCCTGAATTTGGAAACGACCCTTTTCACATCTGAGTCGTCCATCATGAGCTGGCGGGCGATATCGGCTGTTTCCATGGGTTGTCCATTGTCAGCCATCGACTTAAAAAAGCAGTAGTTGGATTCGCGATCAACCACAAACCAAGGACAACCTTGGTGCTCGCCGTTTCGGGCAGCGTCCACGGCTTTCCTGCCTTCTTGGCAGGGTTCCTGAGGAAGTGTCTTGAGTTTTCGCGGGCACCTGCTGTCCATCATTGCGCATCCTGAGTACTTCACTAAGAACTGCCAGGCCATCATCGGCCTTCTTGAACTCTGATAGACTCACGATTTTTATACGGAAAGAGCGCAGGGTATCGAGGTTGTCCTCTAACTGCTTAATACTTTTGATAATTTCTTGGGACTTTACGGCGCTAAACGTCTCTGCGACCTTCGCAATATTGTATCCCTTAACGGTCTTCATTTGATCTTTTCGCGGGAATTGCACCAATCACAAACATGATATGAATACTTTCCCAACTCCAGTCGTCGTGTCTCTCCCTTACATTTGGAACAAGACGCGATGTTATTCTTGGGGGCGGGCAGTTGGGGAGTCTCTTCTAGGTGCTGTGATTCTTCCGTCTCATAGCGCTGTAGGAGCTTCTCTAACCGACTGATCTCCCTCCTCTGTTTCTCCAACTCTTTCTTGAGTTTCTTCACAGCGGGCCCTCTTGTCTTATTGTACGGGGATAGCCGCAGGTAGATCTGACACTGCGCGAGTCCGTATAAAAAAAGCATGTGGGGCCCGAAACACAGATTATTGCTCGTACTTGAGGCTCTGGAGGACTTTAAGAAGTCGCCAGTCGACTCTACGTCTATTGAGAGGTTCTGTACTTTGACGGAGTGTTTGATCGTCGAGGTGAAGGGATATATCGACGAGGACGGATCGATTGACGAAGAGAAGAAGGAAGCAGCTTAGTCTTCAGTCTCAGACTGCGCTTCGGCACAGTCCGGATGAATCCAAGTAAAACACAAGCTGCAGACGGTAAGGATTTTACAGCGACATGAGGATGTCATGTATTCGAGCCAGATAACTCTGGCGCGCTTCGGGTCCGGAAATTCCCAAAATCCAATATGTAAACGTCCATCGTTGCGCCTTGCAGGTCACTTGCATGAGTCAAAACAAGGTCAATGCGATAACCGGCAGACTTGGCCCATGCCTTGGCCGCCTTAATGGTCTTAAAGGTCATATCTCCATATAACCTACCGGGCAAAACGTAGACCCTACCAAAGTTAGGTCAACCAAAGTCAGTTTAGCTTTAAACATATATAGTTTACTCCAATACGATGCGAGCGGTTAGGATAACAAAGGAACTATTCCCACCGATAGGACTAACTGGTTTTTCGGCGTGCACATGGCAAAACCGCATATAGGTTAGCAGCTTCTAAATTGGCCATGGGAAGACTAACGTCAATGGTTATGTCTTTAAGCATGCCCGAAACGAAGTATTTAGCGAACTTGACTTTAAGCATAGAATCCCCCTTATCGCATAGACCAGTTAAGATCACTTACAAACTTTTTAATCGTTTTGTCTGAATCCGGGTTACAAGCGTCAACGTGGGATTCGTCAAAGTCAAAGCCCGATGCGACGAATACCGCGCGGATCTCTTCGCGGGACAAAGGCGATTCACGATCTTGGATAGCTACGACTAACCGACCCGCTTCCGATTCAAAGCCAAAGTCGGTCGCGATGGACACAATGTCACGATAGAATGGAACTTGGCGCATAGCCGCATCGGCATTCATTACCGCATCTTGGGCGGCTTGTTTTTCGGCGAGTAACTGAAGGACCGTTTTAGTTTGTTTCGTCATGCCATACTATATAGCAAGGCCAATGCCAAAATAGGGAATTAACGATATTAGCAACTTAGCCCAATAGCAGCCATAAAATGTCGTCGATCTTTTGATCAATTGTCTAAAAGATATGCGACAATTAACGCGCGTCCTAATAGGCCATGCAATCTTAGAAGGGTATCAGACTGGAACCGCTAGAATGCCAATAGCCGCGCCAGATCGAGTATCCGTATTCTTTTCTATTCCATCCGTATCGGCACATGGGCCGCCCGGGATCTTCGAAGTTTCCCTTATAGAGATGTGAGCGCTTGGGAACAGGACAGTCTCTACCAAGTCCCATGATGTATCCCTTAGGAGCCTCTTCGTGAAGCATGTCCGGTACATCATGGGAGTCGACGCTACCTAGGATCACTTCTTTACCCGCCACTTACCACAAATGGAGTTCACGAGCTGCCTTGATCCGTTTGGATAAACGAGACAAGACGTCTGCATCCAGGAACTTGCGCCCACAGTATAAGGCAAACGGAGAAGAGTAGAAGTTCCAACCTGCCAAAAGCCGCGTACGATTCTCGGACTATGGCTATGCCCTACTACGCAATTTCCGTAGGCTCTCTCAAGTGTATTAGGCGAACCCTTCGATCCGTTCGCTCCCTTATCACCATGTGCGCCCATTTCGATACCGGCTGCGCAATAGGACTCGTCGCGCTTCAACCACCGAATTTTCTTTGGGTATTTAAGGCCAATCACTTCTTCGACCGCATACCGGAGAGGATCCTTCCCTTCCATGACAGCAGCCACCAGTTTATGTGCAATTTTGAAGTTATTAGGCTCATTCAGATAAATGCCGTGCTGAAGGTAATGTTTGGTCAGAAAATCGTGGTGGTTTGAGTCAACAATTACCACTTCGTCACATTTGGCGGTTTCCACATCGAGCATTTTTGCAAACTCTCGAAGCTCTGTTTCGAGATCTAGTTTGCATTCGAGGGAGAGCTTGGCCCGAAGAACGTAGTTATCCTGCTCGTGCCTATTAATGGACACTCCGCTAAACGCATCATGATGAACTCTTTTACGAACCCCGGTAAACTTCTGGATTTCATCCCATGCTTTTGCGGCAAAGGGATCTGTTTCTGTGACGTGGTAATCACCGATGACAAAGTGACTTGGGGCGTACTTCTTCTTCTTGTCTCCGCAATAGCGATAGCCTAGATCAACGACTGCACCCGTATCCGGCTCGGCCTGAAGCTGTCTGAAATGATAGAATTTGTCGTCTTCAATCTCCACCACGATAGCACCGAGAATATGATCGTGAGAGGCGACCGTATCTGTCTTTCTCATCTGGCCATTTAAAGAGCTGTAAAAAGGCTTTGTTACCGCGCCTGTAGACATCATCACATGCGGAAACTTAGAGTCGCCAACTGCTACCGGCTCAAAGAACTGCTTTGGGCTAGCCATGATCGTGGAGCCATTGCGTTGGCCCAGTCGTCCGAGTCCGGTCAGTGGATTTACGGTCTTTGACGGCACCCTGATCGACGAGATCATGATGTTTGAGTTTAAAGAGAGAGATTCAAATACCCAGTGCTCGGAACTAAGCGCCGGATCGATGTCGTCCCAGGTATTTCCAGAAGGAAGGAGCAAGAGGATAGCATTCTCGTGCTCGCAGTATCCCTTCAGACTGGCAAGCATCCCTTTATGAACAGGGGCGCCATCAACAACAGACGTGACGACATAACGTTTGTACTTCTTTACCGCCTTCTTAAGCTCAGCGGCTCTATCGTCAGATGTGATCTGCCCTCGTTCAATCTCATCAAACAGGACCGGTCTCTGAGCGACGGCCACCTCTTTAAGCTTCTCCAGGGACGTAAAATTTTCGCGGATAGCATCCCTAGAGTATCCAAGGGACATCATGTCCGCTCGGGTTGGAAAACGCTTAAGTTTGCTTGCAGCTTTTACAAAAGCCGAAAGGATCTCCTTTCCTTTGGCCGTAAGCTGCTTATCCGGTTTTGACATCTTAGGAGCCGCTCGCTTCCGTTTGAGAGGTGGCTTCGGCTGCTGGCTGGGAGCGGAGACCGAGAAGAGTGACTTCGGCCTCATCGGTTTTGCCCTGAAGATCGATAAGGAACTTCTTGGCTTCTCCTACAGACATACCAACGAGCACCTCGTCGACTTGAGGAAGGAGTTCAGACTTTCCGATTTCAATCTTCGAGCGAAGGATACGCTGTTCAATAAGTTCGGCGCCGTCTTTGAATAGGCGGAGCGACAGAATCGCGTTCATCCCGATCGTTGCAGTGCCGCTACTAACGATAGAAAGCTTCTTCTCGGCATCGTCGTCATTACTGTTTTTATCAAATTCGGCAATGATCAGGGTGTCTACGGTCGCTTCAATCTCTGATTCCGTGATGCCAAGCTTTTGAAGCATCTTACCGGCAGCCTGGGAGCGGAAGGTATTGGCCTTCATCTGACGGTTCAGGTCTTGGATTGTGTTCGCGGTTTGATAATTTTGGTACATCAGACCCTGGAGCATTTGTTGGATCTGAGACATGTTTTGATTATTCGCTTCGGCCTGAGCGCCAATCTGTTGGATGTTGCGCTTACTGTAATTTAGGGCCTTTGGGTTCTTGTTCATTTCAAACTACTCCTTAAGAAAATCAGGGACGTTATTGTCGTCTTCCATTTGATCAAGCTGCCGGACCCAGCGGTCCTTTGCTCTCACGGCAGAATCGTCCGATTTTGAACGAGGGGCCTGAGGCTTTACTTGAGTGGGCTTTTGCCTCACATCTGGATTTATACGGACTTGGGGCTCGACCGCCTGGGCGTTCGCCTGGGGCGCAGGCGCTGCCTTCGCTAAAGCTCGGGCGGCGAACGCTTTAATGAATTCCACTTCGGACTGAGTGAATACGCCGTATTCGCCCTGAGTTACTTTCTCTCCCAAGAGGTCTGAGATTTGGTCCTCAACCCAGGAATTGAATTCGTCATTTAGTTCGGATTCGAGCGTTTTATCAGCATTTTCGTCGAACTTTGGAAGCTTCCGGCTACTCAAGAGTTTTCGGTAAGCGTTGATCTTGTCAATTCTGTGGTCACGACTTCCCATAGGAGTCTCCTTTTTGGTTATTCATCTTTTCCTTCGCCCGCAACTCTGTCGGCCAACCCGAGTTCAACGGCTTCTTTTGCAGTGACGATGAAGTCGGTCGCGCACTTCTTTCGCCAAAACGTCTCGTCTTTTTCACTCGCCTCAGAGTAGATCTCGTACATGCGCCCACGGATGTAGTGAGAGTGCTTGCCCCAGGCTTCGAAGTTCTTAGACTCCCCTTCGAAATAATCGCTTCCATCATGAACCATAAAAGTCGAATTCGGATGAAGGATCCGCTCGTCGGCAGCCTGCAGGATAACCGTGGCCATAGACATGCAGCTGCCGTAGGACTCGATTATTACGTGGCAAGGACAAGCGATAATGGCATCGAAAATGGCCATGCCGTCATCCCAAGAGCCACCTTTCGAGTTCATGATAATTTTGATGGTGGCTTCTTCGGAGGGATTGGCCGCAACGAAAAGATGAAGGGCTTTAATGACCTTTTCGGCCATTAATGGGCCTACGCCAGTTCCGTCCTCATGATCCGAGATGAAAATTGTTCGGGTCTCGAGATGAAAATCGTATTCGAAGAATCGATCGATAGAATCGCGGTGGAGTCTCATTCCATGCCGCCCGAGTCTTCGAAGTCCTTAGCCGCTCGTCGGTAAGCTCGAAGTGCCCCGCTGTCTAATGTTTGGTCACATTCGGGGCAGTGGTACCCATCGAATATCTCAAAATAGTTCGGAGTGATTACTTCGTCGCATCGAGGGCATTGCACCACTGGTGTTCCCTCTTCGCTTTTTTGTACTTTTAACTGTTTAGCCATCTTGCCTGTTTTATACGGAAGCAGGCACATCTCTTGACCTGGGGACGTTCCGTATAAGAGGAGCATGGGACTTAACGAATTAGTCGCAATCTCCTGTGCCAGTTTCGCTCTTAATGGAACCGCTCCTGAAGCGTGCAACAAAGCCGGACAGGCTTTTATGCTTCAGTCCGGCGCCACTCATCTTGAATCCAAAGTGAACGTATACGTTCAGGGCGAGGGTCAGAGGCGCATCAGCTACTTTTTAGATAAAGACACGCAAGGGCTCCTGGCATCTGCCTACGTCATTGGAGTTAAGCGCGAGATCCGTTTTAGTACGCGTCGGGTGCCGTTGGTTCAGAAGCTTAGCCTATCAGCGGCACCGGGCGTTGGTTCAATCTCTTTAAATTGGGGCTTTTAATGAGTTCTACAGAAGGAACAAAGCAATGAGCGCAAGTAGGGATATGAGTCAGAAATTTGTTTTCAGCGACATAAATTATTACGCGCTCTATAAGCTCGGAAAAGACACCTCTCTCACCGGACCTATCGCGATACCAAAGAGGCCTAGCGCCAAGTCCGATGTGCAGGTCGAGATAGACAAGCTCTCTCAGATCCATGCCGACATTGAGAAGATCCTCAAGGATCTTGAAGATCTTACTCGGGAATAGCTTATGAATTATCTCCTGATCAAGTTTCCGAACCCAATACTGAAAAAGGCTTCAGAAAAGGTTCAAGCTTTTTCAACCGATGAGCTGAGAGCCTTGGTCCGGGACATGACCGAGACGATGTATTCCAATAGGGGCATCGGTCTTGCGGCCAACCAAATCGGCGTCAGATTGAATGTGTTTGTTTTAGATATCGGAGAAGGCCCCAAGGCGTTCTGCAACTGCACCATCACGAAGTCCTATGGGGAGCTTCAGGAGGTCGAAGGATGTCTCAGCGTCGATCACATCCATGAAACAGTGAAACGTTTTGAGAAAGTCGATTTCGACTACCAGGACGTGGACGGGGCTTCCCACAAGGGAACGGCAGAAGGGCTTTTTGCCAGAGCGATACAGCACGAGACTGACCATTTGGCAGGGAAGCTGTTCATTGATCGCTTGAGCCCTTTAAAACGGGAGCTTGCCTTTAAACGCGCGAAAAAACTGGCTCAGTTCTCGCCCCAAGGATGACCAAACTGAATGGCGAGCATGCCATTCGACATAGGCCCTATCCGCACTCCGCGAGATGAATCCGGGCGCATTCTCCGTGCCTTTCAGATAGCTCCAAAAAATGCGCCTCTGACCTGCTGCCATTAGCGCACATCTTAGAGTTTTCTTTTTGTTCCGCTGCAGCTTCTTTATGAAGAGTGTATGCATCGCGGTGGTCGTCTGAGTCGAACTTTGAGTGGGAAGGATTATCGGGCTTCGAATATACGGTCTTGCCCGATCTTGTCTTACCGACCGAGTCGGAAACAGAGGCCTTCTTTAGATCCGCCATCAAACCCCTAGCCCTATTTATTAAGAAGGTGATTTTTTTCATACTGGTATTAAACCGGAGTTGATTCCGGGTCCTCGGCCTTACTAAGGCCCATAAATTTTTGTACATACGGGTGGTTGCTAATCTGCTCAGACGTAGCATTCTTGGCAGCTGTAATGCCGTTTCTCCACGCGAATGCCATCCGAGGTCGATCATTACGGAATACGTTCGACAGTCTCTTCCAGTGGTGATTGGCGATGTCCGTTTCCATGTCTGGGTGCTGGTTGATGGCCGCAGTAACCTGATCAGGCTTCATCGATAGCAGGTGCTGATATTTAGCTTTTAATTCAGGGGTTTTGGCTACCGTTTCGGCGATGGTGATTGGCATCAGTCCAGTGGACCCGCCCGCAGTGTGTCCGGCATTCACTCCTACAGTCGTCATCTCGTGGTTTTTATTCTTGCCGCCCGAAGATTCGATCATTGAGATGCGTCTTAGATCATCATGCATGACGGAGTGGTGCTGATAGGCCACCTGAGGAGCCCTGTCTTCAAATGAGGTCGCTGTATGACCGTGAAGGATGGATGCGCCCATTGCAGCGCCGATCGCAAGGTCCTTGAAGCTCTTGTCGAGTTCTTCTTCGCGATAGGACCTGATGGAGTCACGAGCGGTTTCGAGTTTTTTCTTTAGATCTTCGATCTTGCTACTCATTGTCGCCTTTTTGCTTTTTGTACTCGTCATGATCTTCACGGACGTAAGTGATATTTCCGCCGTTATCGAATCCGAATCCCGGGCGCAGTTCGTTCAGCAAATGGGATTCGTTGGGATGAGTAGAATCAACGGTGGGCTGCCAATCGGCTGCTTTCTTTCCGAGATTACTTCCATTGGCGATGAGTTCAGAGAGGCGGTATGTGCGAGGTGTGATTCTGTCGTCCATGTACCAGAACTTCTCGCAGTACTTACACGCCCCGTGGCCAGGCTTATTCCCCTGCTTATAGACGGTCAGCTGATGAGGCTCTTTATCAGGGTTATTATGGAGGATTGCGTCCATCGATCCCCAGTTTGAAGCACGATTCAATTCTGTCTTCACTACGGTCTTGTAGCGGGCCGTCCAGTTATCAACCTTGTCCTCGAGGAGTGAGCGAAGGTTCTTCTTATAAATGTTAGGGTCTTTGAGCGCTTCGTAAATAGCCTCGCCTTCCCTGCGGTCTTCAAACGGAAACAACTGTGTTTCGACGGTAGAGAGGATGTCGGTGGAAAGCTGATCAACAGCTTTGCCGGAGTATCGTTCCATAGTCCGCTCAAGGAATTGCATGGCCCCATCGCGCATGGCCTTAGGAGCGGGTCCGTTTTCTCCCACTACCTGCTGGTGGGTAAGAAGATAGGCCTCTCCGACAGGAGCGGTGATTTCCGGGTTACCCTTTTTCCAAAACTCTGAATTGATCAACGCCTTCCACTCGGACTGAGTGAGCCGCTGAGGACCCGATGACTTGAGCTTCATCAGCGCCTTGAAAGCCTTGATGAGGTCCATGATCTTCTTTTGTGCATCTCCAGACAGTGCCATGAGACTTAGGTGTCCTTCTTAGGCTTTTTTGTCTGCGCATCCATGTCTTCTTTAACCACTTCCAGAATCTCCTTGATTAAAAGGCTGGAGGACTGGCGGAAGTCTTTTACAAGACTGCTGGTCATCTTCTCGACATGATCGTTTCGGATCTTACGATGCTTGAACTCGGTCTTCTTCAGATCGCTATCGGTCTTCCAATTAGTGAGCATCGATTTGAAAAGAGTCGGGTTCGCGGCAATGTATTGCTCAACTGCCGAAGACTGTTGCTGGGCCTGTTGCTGGGCGGCCTCTTGCTCTTCCTCAGAAGGCTCGTCGCCTTCCGCTGCACTGTCGTCGGACCTGGATTTCGATTTCTTATCGGTTTCCTTTGGAGCGTCGTCATCGCCGTTTGGATCCTGCGGTTCACCGCCGGACTGCATTTGTGTGAGCTGAATCTGCATTTGCTGCCACTGGAACCACATCGGGTCCGGGAGATAGGAGTACTGAGGATCTTGTGCAGCACCCTGAATGCCCATGAACTGCTCCATAAACTGACCTTTTGTCATATTGTTTTGGAGGATCTGGAGGAGAAGAGGATTAAGGATGAGGTTCCCGCCGATCGGAAGTTCCTTACGTTCAGCCTCACGACGAGCTTCATTCAGAGTGGTGTGAAGGCTTACTTCTACCTGTTGGCGAGAAAGCTCTTCCATCCGAGTTTCGCTGTCTAATCCTACGAATCTGAAATGGACTCGCTCGGATACGGCCTTACCGAAAGCATCCGGAATAATCGTTTCATTAATAAGTGCTTCGATGCGTCCAAGTACCGGACGAAGTCCACGGTCCCTGGAGGCAGTCATGCGCCATTCGTTCGAACTCTCACTCATCGAACGCTGTTCAGTACCCTTAGAGAGGTGCCCAAAGCCTGCTTCCTCTGGATCCATTGCGAAACAGCTAAATAGAATGCGTAGAATATGGTCTTGGTAAGCAGCGTATTCCATGTCCCGGTTGCTCATCGTCAGGGGAATGAAAGACGCCGACTTGATACCTGCAAGGACTGGAGTTCTCCATGCGTTTACCGGACCAGTGATTTGATTCCACTGAGCCTGGAGAGTCCGAAGTTGATTAGGGGTGCAGTCGCCGTTGATCGTGAATACGCCTCGGCTGGCAGTGCCGTTCGCAAAAAACTGTCTTTGATGATTTTCAATTTGCATCGAAGAAATAATTGCGGAAATAGCGCGCTCTAACGGGCCGACGCAATAAGAACGAAGATCCAAATCTGATTCGGTGTAGAGCTTAACAAACGCGAGTTCCTTACTGGAGAATCCTTCGACGACCTTGCCTTCAATGACCTGAACGTACTCGATATTGTCATCGTTCGTATCGTCTACTTCGGCCTTATTGGGATCCAACCGAAGAGCGAATGACGCCTTCATCGATTCAATCATTCCTTTATCGGCATCTTTTGTAGCGAAGAAAATTGATTCGCCGGGCAGCGGAAGGAAGCAGTATAGCGATCCGTCTTTTTTGCGGACCTTTTCCACTGCAGCATGACCATAAATCATGAAGTCGCGTACGATCGCGTAGCACCATTGATCGAATGTCATTCGGTCGGGTTCTGATCTATTTTCGGTAAACCCGCAATTTAGAATGAACTCTTCGATCTTGCGTTTTTCTTCGGGATCGACCTGCTCGCCTTTTACCTTAGGACCGATTTCGATCCCCATTTCAAATCGGTTCTCAGGGAGTTTCGCAGCTGATGCAGCCTGGGAAGCACGAACGTCGATAGCGATGGCTACGATCGGATTCTTGCGAGATACCTGCTTAAGCGCAACGTTAGTTATAAGGGAGCCTCTTGGCTGATAGAGTCCGCCGCTGGCGTATGCGACATCAACGATCGGGTCAAAAAGCAGGCCTTTTCGGCCAATTGTGCCATCGACCTTTTCGCCCTTGGCAAGGACTTCGGTACCGGCATCAGTGTCGTCCTTACGGAGACCTCCAATTCGGCTATCCAAGCTAGCATCGGCGTAGTCGTATAGTTTAGAGAATATGTTGGCCATAATTTACTTCCTGCCCCGCTTCGCTTTGCCGTGGTTTTCTTTCAGGGCTAAGACGCGGGTTACAATTTCTGCTGGATAGGTCAAAAGTTTTTTCTTGGTAAACTTCTTGAGACCTTCGATCACCGAACTAGAGTCAGAGAGCTTTTCTAGTTTCCCCAATAGCTCTTTGTCTTTCAGGAGCTGCCGATCGTGTCTTTCCTTGTTGGTCTTCTTTTGGTGACAGTCATCGCAAACCACTTGTAAGTTGCTGGCCTCACAAAAGAGCCGCTTCACGAAAGCGTTCCAGTCCGTAAACCCATGCTCCACATCAATCACCGGCTCGATGTGATCCACTGCAATTGCCGTCGACTTTGTCCACTGCTTACAGAGATTGCACTGATATTGAACTGCGTTCTTTTTGGCCCTAGACCCATCTTTGTTATACTTAGGAACTTCACGCCGAACCTTTGCTTGAACTTCTCTAACGACCGGAGAGCGAGAAAACATGCGCCTGATCGCACCTCTTATCGCAGAATTCTCGTTGAACTTCGGCTTCACGCTTACTCCGCCAGTATTACAAATCCGCTGACTGGCATAATGCCCGGATTTAAAATGCTTAATCGAAACAGCTTGCCGCGTTTTATGAATAGTCCGGGCGCACGAACGATATCGCCCTCGACATGCGGTTCCACTTCAAGGTTTCCGGGCGCATCTCCGTTGAGACCAACCTTTACTTTTCCATCCACTGCCATTGCCATCCATTTGAACGCGAAAGGATAAACGTTGATTACGCTTGCCGCTCCCGAGAGTGAGGCCTGGGCAATGCCGTTTTGGTTGATAACTTCGATCGTTGAGTCGGTAACTCGAGTGATTTGAAAGGTGCCTTGGTTTGGAGCGGCGAATGGCGCTCCCGAGATATCCAGCACGTCGCCAGCCTGGACCGGACCATTCGAATAGACCGAGACCTGTCCTGCGGTACCTGCTTCCGTTTGGCCAAGCGGATTTTTGAATTGAACCTGTGTGGAGGTCTTCGTGAGGACCGTGAAGTCGCCCTGATTATAAATCTGAAATGCGGTTCCGAGCGAAACCTGATCTCCGAGCTGAACTGCGGACATATCCGGTGCGGTACCGCCGTGAAACGCTAGAGTGACGAGTCCGGAGACATCGATGCTCACGCTCCACGCGGTTGTGTTGTCGCCGCTTGCAGAGGCGCGGGCGGTCCTGAAGCTTCCGCGAGCGCCAGTGAGGGTCATCTTTGATCCGGACTGAGTAACAGTCACTACTGAAGGGGCGGCTGGGAGCGTACGGACGTTCGAGACAATGTCGAGCTGTTCGCCAGGAGCCAAACTGATTGGCATGTTACGGAAGTTGTCGGTCTGAAGGCCCATCAGACTCCACTTAATATCTGCCAGCCGGATGTTGGGCTGGTTGGATGCGGGACCATCCGAATAACAAAGCACAGCTACATTGACGTTAATAAGAGACATGAAAATACCTTCGAAAGAGTGAGTGTTTGGATGAGCGCTCTGGGTCTATTATCTGGGTGAATGCGCAGACCTTCACGTCCACGCCCATTGAAGGCCGGACCCTCCGCCGCCTTTATTTGGGTCGTCGTCATCGTCGTCGTCATCGTCTGGATCGGCTTGCGGGCCCATATGGTCGAAGCCTTGGCGGTTGTCGTTGAAGTTAATGCCCTGAGCTTTTGCGAGAGCGACCATATCGGCATTTGGGGAATCGAGACTTCTTGTATCGCCTTCACCCATCAGTGAGCGGACGGTAGCCTTACCGAAATACCAGTAAATACAATATCTTAGAGCGTCGAGATAATGGTCGAATCCTTTTTTGAACTTATCGTCGAGGACGCTTCCTGCAGCGTCGACCTCTTTAGAGTACTTTGCGAATTCTTCGATGATGCCAGGGACGTTTGGGATTGAAGAAACGATGTCTGAGGCAATAAAAAGTTTGGTCTCTTTGTTGGTCCCCGGGACGCGGACAAAACCTCTCACTAAATTTACGCCGGCTAATACGCTGCCGGGTCCTTTGTCGATATCAACGACCGGAAGATCTTCTTTTCGGAAAAAGTTAACGCCTGACTTGCTCTCTGAATCCGGGCAGTACATTTGAACGTCATAAGTCTGATGGATGTTGTCTTTAATGAACTTCACCCACTCAGCGTCGTCCTTACGAAGGGCACCGCGAGCCTCTACGACGTACACATTGTCTCTACGGTCGATCCCAAGGACGACGCAGGTGGAAGGGCTGGTCCAACCCCAGTCGACGCCTGCGATGAACGTAATGCCAGCTCGCTTCGCTCGTTCCATCCATTGCTGCCTTGTCACTCCAGGCTTCTTTGGAGGCTCGCCCGTCAGGCGCTCCCACATCACGTCCCAGTTTACGACGTGGATCTTGTTGTCAAATCGGGCATAGACCAGAGATTCGGAGTTGGGCTTTAAGCTCATCAGCTGCGAAACACCCCAGTCGTGGACGCCTGCAAATGAGTATTTTGAAATTACGTCTTCAACCTTACGGAGGATGGGGCTCGTAGAGGTCTGCTTTTTACTCGATCCCTGACAGAGAGACACGATTGGACAGGTGAAGCATTTGTTCCGCGTATCGACCGAACGCTCGAAGCCGTCGCGGTTACTGACCGGCATCATTTCAAACTCGGCCTCGGTGTACCGCTCGCCAGTCATGATATTGATCCAGAGAGGAGTTAGCTCGGTGCCGGACCTTTCGTCTGGGCATCTCTCCATTGAATCGATCGTGGTCCAGGTACGAACCTGAAGTCCGCTTCGAGGTGCGTTTTCAAGTTCCTCCTCAGCCAAAGAAGCAGAACTCTGACGAGAAGTGATCTTTACTATGACAGCAGGCTTTCCCTTACGACTCGTTCCTGCGACCCCGTGAGCATCTCGGTACCCGCGTATGTTCATCGGATCCATCGAGGAGGCAAGCTCATCGAATGAAACAAATGCGGCGTGTGCTCCCTGAGCGGCCTTCGGGGTACAAGGCAAAACTTCGAGCCCCACCTCTTCGCCGTTAATGTTCAGAGACACCTTGGAATTATTTTGTTTTACGACAGCCGCCTGAAGTGCAGGAATGCGCTGTATGAATTGTTCGAGATAAACCCGCGCTCGTAGGCCTTGGCCTTTAGTCATAGCAAAGTGGACGCCGTCGCGATTGTCGTGAAGAAATACCAAAAGATCGATGATCGACAACGCAAGGGTCTTGCCCGAATCACGCCCAGCAAGTGCGAGAATCCCGAGCGGTTTCCCGTCCATAACCGCCCGATAGACCTCATAAACGAAATCGAGGGGATTTGAGTTGGCCTTCGAAGTCACTGTGCAATCAGGAAGCCCACCCTCTAGGCCGATGAACTTCTCGATCCAAAGCTGCATATGCTCGCGGTCCAAGATCGGAGCCATGAGCAGTTCCGCATCAGTGAGTGCCTGTGGTATCTTCCCGTCACTCATTACTTCTTGTCTTTTCCGAGTGATTTCTTGAGTGCGTCTTTAACGTCCCCTGCTCTCACTTCGACCGTCCTTGAGTCTCCAGAAATGTTCACTGAAACCAAGGGCTGGGCCATGGAGCCTGCACCTGCGGTTTTGTTGTCCGGAGTCATGAGATCCTTCATCAGAGCAGCGAGAGAGCTGTACTGATGCAGTGTTTTAGGCAGAAATTCAGGGGCCTTTTCACGATCTGGGGCCGCAAGATACTTCAGCAGCTGCTGGCGCCACATCGCATGGGTCGCACCCATGATCTCACTTAGGAACTGAAGTCCGTCTACACGAGCGTGAGTGGCGTTTGGAAGTACACGGTTTTGGACAGAGGCCTGGTAGTCGTCCCGCTTCTTGTCCCAATCGTACTTCCACCGGGCCCACAAGAGTGCGTCTAGCGGATACTCGGGCATCTGAGAGTTGATCTCTTGGCAGGAATAACCGAGGTTGTAGACCGACTGAAGAAAATCCACGCGAAGTCTTACGACCCCAGGCCTTCCTCGTTCTTCAAAGCTTTCAACAACTTTAGCCTCTTCACTGCTGAGAGACTTAGTTGTGTAAATTTCAAGACCAGTTTGTGACATTTACAATTACCTGGATACCGGCTGGCACGTAGTTTTTTGCATGAAACTGAATAATTTTTTCGAGCTGGCCTGGGGACGGAATTCCTTTTTTTAAGAGCCAGAGGAGTCTGAGCTTGTTGAAGAGCCCAGGTTTATCCCAGAGTTCGCGGAGCTTTGCGTAACGAGCCCCAAATTTCTTTTCGAGCGAGATCTCAAATGTGATTTGAGATATTTGCTTCTCTTCTTCATTAGGGATGTGAATGGTCGCGTGCCGAACACCGGGCTGGGCGTAAGCGTAGGATAAAAGATTATCGCCTGCAGTGGCTGTGATGAGCCCGCTTTGAAATAGGAAATGCTCAGCAGCTAGGAACTCAGTTAGTGAGGTACTTTTCTGCGAGTAGGATAAGTCTGGCAGATTCTTGCGTCCGCCATTTTCTGTTTTGGACATATTCGTGCAATTTCTCTTGATGGGTCTTCCCGGTGACGGGAGTTAAAACGGTGTCAGGTTTGATCGAGACGAGCGCATCGACCACCCTCTTTGCCTTGGACTTGAAATCCTTAACCTTCGGATCTGCCCAGAACTGTGCAATTTCTGAAGGAGTGCCTCTGGCGATAAATTTGTAATTAAAGTGAGCCTGAGGACTAGCCAGACGCTCAACCTGCAATAGAAGCTCGGGAATTGTTTCTTGCTCAAACACAACAAAACGAGGCATTTCCAAGATAATTCGATCTGTTACATTGTAACCCTCGGCACTCAGACTGATTTCGTAGATGAATTTGACCTCGTCAGCATCATTGAACGTGTGCTGGAACGGGGTACCCGGGTACCAAATATTACCGAGGGTCTGTTGCTTGTGAACGTGACCGGAAATGACGGAAGCGAGGTGCTCGGCACACTGGACGTCGGCTCCGTTTGGGTCATAAAAACCGTTCTCAAACTGACATCCGTTAAAGGATTGATGACAAAAAACGTGTGAGCCTTCGTCAATGTGAGCGAGAGTAAACGCAAAGTCGTCGTTGGATCGCATGAAGGGCACGAACCACATCCCATCAATTAGGACAGGTTTAGACACGACCCGAACGTTCTTGTAGCTACTGAAAGGCTCCATCGGGTTAGAACCGCCCTCAGCTCCTGCGAGGTCATGGTTTCCAACCAGGGCGATAACCTTGGTGTGTTTTGACGCTTCCTGAAAGAACTTGGTCCAGAGGCCGAGCACCTCCGTTCTGACGACCGCGAATGTATCGAACTGGTCTCCAAGGAGGACAACGTGGTCGTATTCCATGGTCCTAATCCGAATAAGGAGCTGATCGATGAACGATCGAGCTTCACTCAGAATGTTGATCTTAAGGTGGGCATCACCTATTACCAAAAGCCTCATGCCTATTTTATACGGATCTTGGCCTTCAGTCCTTTCTTCAGAGCTTCAGCCAGCTTCTTCTTTGCGTCGTCCTCATCTACAAACATAAAAACGACCCGGTTTGATTTCCCGGGCCGACTTGGATTCTCTTTTTCAATCTCTACGACGAATTGGGGATCATTTTCGATCAAGATCGTGGATCTCCGACATCACCTGGCGCTGAAGTTCTGGATTGGCTTCAATCTCATCGACCATTCGGTCCCATCCGATCCATTTCTTCTCTCCGAACAACCACTGAGCGACGATCTCTTTGCCAGTCGTTTCATTGACAGGGTGCTTAATCACGCCGAGGCCCTTTGCGAGTAGCGCCACTTCTTGGCCCGTATTCACGATACCCTTGCGGTAGTGGACCTGGAACTGGGCTTCCCGAAACGGAGCATCAAGGTTTTGCTTATCAAGGCGACAGCGAATCGAGTGACCGTCCTGAAGGGCGACATCGCGCATAGAGAAATTGTCTTCGCTGAAGATTTTACTGTCTTTGCTTTCGACACGTTCGACCAGCATCATCGTTTCGCAAAAGTGCTTAAGCGCTTGTCCCGATGGAATGATCCACTTCTTATTTTGATACTTAACTTCGTCAGGATTCATGTTCATCGAGACCTGCTGGACCAACAGGCAGAGCAAGTCGTGCTCGCGGATGACCGGAAGAATCTTGCGGAGCGCAGGCCCAAGCGATTTAGACAAATCGCCCATAATCTCTTTGGCCACAGATTCAGATGAGTTTTCGCGGTTTCCGACGATACCTTTCACTGAATCAATAATCAGGGCCTTGATTGGAGCACCTTCTTTCAGAAGGTAGAAGAGTCCGGGACCGGCTTTGGAACCGTCGGTATTCTCAAACGACTCATCGACGCTCGCGATGTAATCGAATACGTCTTCCAGTCGATTCACCTGACGAACCACCAGACGATCAGGGTCCACGCCCATTTTTATGAGACGTTCTTTTGAAGGCACGCGCATTTCAGTCGAGATCAACATCGCAATGGCTTCTGGATCTGACTGGTGCATCGAACCAATTGCCATCATAGAGATTAAACTCTTCCCAGACTGCTCTGGTCCATACAAGCAGGTCGCGTAACCCTTATAGAATCCTCCCGATAGGGCCCAGTTAAGGGATGGGCTCGGAAGAATCACTCGCCCCTTTTGGACCGCCTCGCTTGCCAAAACGGACTTCTCGTCCTTCAACAACATCTGCATCCATTTATTCTTCGCCATCTGGGGACTCCTTCTGAAATGAACTTAAAACATCTAACGTGTGAATTTTTGATTGGATCCAGCCAGCGGTGAACCCTTCCTTAAAATCTTCTAAAGTGCGCTCGTCGTTTTCTTCTGCGCCCCGGTCTTTGATCGCCTCTTCAAGAGCCTTCGCAAAAATGAGGCTTGAGGATCTGAAGTCGACAATCATTTTTCGTTCTCATCTACTGGCGACTTTGCGTTAGCCTCGGCTTGAGCCACTTGAGCCTCAGCGATGAGGATAGACTGGAGGACAACGACGCGGACCGACTCGAGGATGGCCATGTGGTCAACGCCCTCGGGTTCACTCAGAATTTCCTTAAGAGTCATATTAGCGATGCCCTCCTCTTGTACGGAGACATCGTTGCCCTCGCTATCCTTACGAACGACCATCGCTTGCTTACGGACGGTCATCATTCGATTCCAAATAAAATTAGGGGTATCGCTCATTGGGTATCCTTACTGCTCGGGAGAGACCCCGATGAGCCGCGAGGCTCTGGGGACTTATCGTAAATTTTCTTTACGTCGTTGTGTGCGTGTTCGTATCTGGAGAGTTTGTTCTCCATGAGAGTTACAAGCGCCTTTAGAAGGTCTTCTTGGTTTTTTGAAGTTCGGTAGTCCGCATCCAGAAGCGCAACTGCCTTACGGTTTTCTTCGGTCGACTTGAGTTTGCGTTTCTCTAACTCGCCATCGGCTTTGTCGAGAATCGCTATAGAATAGGCCTCTTTCGTTTTGGTCTTTGCCTGTTCGTAGTCAAAGGTCAGCCGGGCAAGAAACGAAGCGGCAAGCTCCATGCCCCTCAAGAAGCTCTGCATCAGCAGAGGCCCTGTGATCGAATTTGTTCGGGTGATGTCGTTCATCTGACGTTCGATCGCGTAGAGCGCGGTCATGTCTAGAGGCACCGGCATTCCGGCAGGGTGTTCGTGATAGAGGGACGGGGACGACAGAGAGTCGTCCCCGTTGAAACTATTGCTCATCGATTAGCCCTGTTTCGACTTCGCTTTTTCCTGAAAGGCCTTGAGTCGGGCGATTTCAGCTGCGTAGTTGGTGGTTTTTGGTGTGGAGATGGGAGCCTGAGCTGCAGGAATGGCCGTGGGCGCAGCCGCGACCTTAGCCACAAAGTCAGGAACATCCATCTCGACCGCCGGAGCCTTTACGTCAGCGACCGCTTTGATCGGCGAAGTGACCTGTGCAATCGTCGGCTTAGCCGTAGACTCTCCTTCTGCAGGCACTCCCCGCATTACGTTAACGAGCTGGGCTGCCGTGTATTCCTTGATAAACATCGAAGAAGGACTATGAATATCGGCGACCTTTTCGTCGAGACCATTGAGAACGTCGGCATGAATTGAACTGCGATCGAGCTTCTCAATCTCCTCGCCGCTCTCACTGATGGCTGTGATGCGACTGAATTCCACTTTCGTGCTTCCCTGACCTTTTCCGGTCTTGCGGAATTTGAACCACACTCCCGTAGTAGGGCTAGACGGATCAAACTTACGTTTTTCAACCGCTTCGGCGACGAGCATATTTAAATCGTTTGCGACCGTGGACGAGAGTTGGAGAATGACCACTTCGTTAGCCGCATTAACAGCATTGTAGTAAACATTACTCCAAACGCGGAGACCCTTTTCTTGCTCGCTCAAACGAGTGGCCTCGTCTTCATTTCCTTCACGCTTCGCGCGATCAATCGCTTCCATCGTTTGTTTGCGAGACTCGCAAAGTGGGCAGTAGCGTTCAGGACTGTAGTAGGTGCAGGAAACCGACATGAAATTTCCAGTAGGCCCGGTCATGCGGTGGGAGCGATAGAGATGAGAAAGCTCACGACTGGTGGAGGCGTAGGCTGGCACAAGATGGTAAACGGACGTGCCATCCTTGATGTATTCAAAGTTTACAAGACGTTTACGCTTGCCCTGATTTTTAAGGGCGTCCAAGTCAAAACCAAGTTCGAGATTACTCATGTCATTTGTCCTTTCGGGGATCGTTTCTAGTTGCGTACTGGTGTTATACGGATTGCTTCTTCGTCTTCTTTTTCGACGTATCAGAGGCGGCCTGTTCGCCGATCTGTACGTCGGCAAAGATCGAGATCTCTTTCTTAAGAACCTCAATGTTTTCAGAGGAGGGAACCATCACGCCAAAGACCTTACTAGGCCCGGAGGAGAGATGAATTTCGTTACTAATTACTTTCGCCATCCAACCAGGCCCATAGACGTCGCTGGCGGTTTCGGAGAAGAACTTTAGCGCCTCATCGTATGACTTAATTTCGACCCCGGCGTACTTCTGGGCTCCAATGGTTTTGTTCTCCACATTGGACAGGAAACGCGTAACTTGGGCGGCACTTACATAAAAGGGGTCGAAGCGATCCTTGGGTCCTTTTTGCAAAACCTTGGTCACGATCTCTTCTAGAAGAGGTCCCGGATTAAGCATCACGATGCCCGCCTGTTCTTCTGAGCTTGGATTGATGATGAGTTTCTTTTTCGTAATAGCCATAATTTCCTTAATAAATTACGGCGCGGAGTGGGTATTCCGGATGAGGTAGATGGTGGGAGAGATACCCGCCTGACTCACTTTCCGCGCCTTACAGAGATTTATACGGAAGTGAGCAGTGCCCGAATCAGACGTATCTAAGCTGATTTACGCTCATGGACCACTTGCCAGGATCGCGGGCTTCTTTAATTTTCCCAATTACGAAAACGATCCGATCAGTTTTCGGAGCGCCCAGCTCGGCATATTGTTCAGGCCACAGAACGGCCTCAATTGAGTCACCGTCGTTAGTGATTGTCATTTTAAGAGCGGTCACCTTGGAACCATCCTTAGAAAACTGGAAGGTATCTGACTCCTGAATCATTCCGGCAAAAACGCCAATAGTGCCTTTTTGTCCGTCAATATTTCCGGTTAGTTCTGGTACGTTTTTGTACACACGGATAGCGCTGCCCTGAACTCGAAGTGTCGCCTTATGTTCATCGTAAAGAACTCCCTTCGCCGCAAGGAGGTCTTTGAAGTCCTCATGAACGTTGATCCTGTAAATGGGAAGTGCCGAGAGCCTGGCCACTTCGGTCTGAAGTCGATCACGGAAGCATTCTTCTGGAATGTCGAGTTTCTGTCCTTTTTCCATTTCCTTGATGCGGTATTCAATGACTGCATTAAAAAGATCTTCGCCCGTCTTTCCCTTACCGACCTTGAGTGCCGTAACCCTCTTCAGGTAGTGGTACTCTTCCATGAGTTCATTCGGGCTCTTATCGGGCTCAATAGACGCGAAGGACTCACAGAGGATCAGGTTGTGCATTACGCTCTGGTCGACAGCGCTTCGGTTCACTCGTTCGAAAAAGTCCTGAAAGCTGATGAATGGGCCGCTATCCCTGCGCGCCCTTGAGATACCCTCAACCGCTGCAGGGCCTACGCCGCTGATGATGATGAGTGGCGCATGAACCTTATCGTCAATCATCTCAAATTTATGCAGAGATCCGTTTACGCTTGGGAGCAGAAGAAGATCCTTAATGGTCTTGGCGTAATTCTGCTCCTTGATATCTTCCAATTTTTCACAGGATAGAACCGAGCACCAATATGGGGTCGGGAAGTGATAGCGCAAATAAGCTGTAATATAGGCGACCATTGCGTAACTGGCCGAATGGGCTCGGTTAAAACTGTAAGCCGAAGATGCTATACAAAGGTTAACGAAAACCTGGGCCTGTGCATCCGTCCAGCCTTTGTCCTTGAGCCTCTGGCGGAGTTCGGGGATACGCTGCTGAACCTTTTCTTTCTGCTTTTTAGCCAAAATTTCACGAAGCTCATCGGCCTCTGTCGCACTGTAACCCGCTAGATCCTGGAACATCAGCTGGAGATCCTCTTGATAGAGAGCGACTCCGTATGAGCCCCTGAGGATTGGCTCCATGTCCGGATGGGCATATGTGGTCGCCATTTTACCGGCACGACGTTTAACGTAGGCTCCCCACATTGTGGTTTTACCGTCTTCGATAATGGCTTCGAGTGGACCTGGACGAATTCCTGCCACCAAATCAGACAGACACATGATCGAGTGCGGCTTTACCTGGCGGCAGGCCGGGGTCATGATGGGGGTATTGATCTGAAAGAGTGATTCGGTTTTGCCTTCAGAGATCATCTGGAAGACGCCTGCAATTTCGGGAAGCTCGTAGATGTCTGTAAGCCTGCCGTCCGGAGTGGGAATCATCTCGATAGGGAGTTCGCCACGAGTGACAGTGAAGGTCTCATCCCCTACCTTAATTTCTTCGTCCCAAACCTTGTAGCCGGCCTGTTGCTGAACGAGCCGGATCGTCTGAGAGACCGTGTCCAGCACTCGAACACTCAGGAAGTCGAATTTCACGAGACCCGCCTTTTCAACTGAGTTGAAAGAAGCAGCCGCATTGTATTGAGTAAGAAGCGTTCCGTCCTTGAACTGCATCGTGGGAACGGAATTGAAAATTGACTCGTCCGAAATCAGATAGGCACTGGCATGAGAGCCGATGGACCTTGGAGTATTAAGTACTCCCATCACTGCATCATAGACTTCCGGATGGGCCTTAAAGAAGGCGTCTAGAACTGGATTCTGAAGAATGTGGCCATCGTGAATGATTCCATCCTGATCCTGATAGCCAGTCAGCCACTTGCCGTCCGGTACACCCTGTGGAGTATTGGGAATCGTTTTGGTGATTTCGTTAATTCGAGGATCGGCACTATTCCAACCGAGTAAAATTCGGCATACGTCCTTTAGGGCGCCCTTAACCTTGAGAGTGCCAAGCGTAGAGCATTGGGCGATCTTATCGCCATACTCCTGTTTCATCAGAGCGATCATAAGATCGCGGCCTTTTGAGCCTTGATCCCAGTCGATATCCGGAAATTTACCACGTTGAATACGAGCGTTTGAAAGAAAACGCTCGAACGGCAGGTTGTATTTAATCGGATCCAGGTGAGTGATTTTCAGGAGGTATGCTACCAAGCAACCCGCTGCCGAGCCGCGCCCTGGGGCGCTAATGGAAGAGTATCCGCGCATCGTCCGGCACCATTGTTCCAAGAACAGGAAGTAGCGCCCGAAAGACATCGTCGGGTTATCTAGAATCGTGTTTAGCTCGCGGTCCAGGCGTTCTTGCCAGATCGGATCGTTCTTCATTCTGCCATGGAAGTCGATTTGCTTGAGGATCTGCAGACGAATGGCATCGCCCTCGTTTGAGGTGATCTCCAGAATCTCCTGGTCAATCTTTGGCTCCGGCTGATGGTACTTATCTTTGATCGTGAGGTCTTTGCACATCTCGCCCAGAACATTATTGTTCTCGATTGCTTCGGTGAAAATCTTCCTCTGCTCAATATCATTGCCGTAATTTTCTACCCAGTGGGTCCACGCCTGGTCGGTTGTGAGGCAATCGTATGTGGTGTAGAACCTCCACCCGTCGGGATCGCCATTTTGCAGCAGGATATCCTGGATAGCCTTCTGTGAAGGCTTCACCATGTGGGCGTCAGTGGTCATCAAAAGCGGAATGTCGTATTTTCTGGCGTACTCGATGTTCTTTAAATTTGCCGCTTTTTGAAGGTCTCCATCGTGAGAGAAATCGGCACATTCATTAGATGGTCGATTTTCCACAAACTTCTTGCCCTTGCGATCCCAGTCATGGGTGCAATTGTGCGGCAGAATTTCAATGAACATCCGGCCCTTGAACACTTCGAGAAGTCTAAGAAGATTCAGTTCCGCGCCGGTTGTCTCACCTTGCAAGAGAGCTTTATTTACAGCCCCAATAAGGCACCCGCTCCCGATCACCAGGCCCTCGTTGTGCTCAAAGAGTTCGTCAAAGGTGATGCGAGGCTTGACCTGACCAAACTTACTTACGACGCGCTTTTTGCCGTTGATCTCATCTTGGGCGAACGACTTCGACCCCAATTTCATCAGGTTTCGGTAACCAATTTCGCTTGAGCACCAGACGGTGACATGGAAATAATCGTAGGGCTTCTTGTTGAACTTCCAGTCGCTAGGAGGTGCAACGTAGAACTCACATCCTGGGGCAGCGTTGAGGCCAGCCTTCTTTGCCTTCGTGTACAGCTCTAGAAGCCCGATCTGAAAACCGTGATCGGTTACCCCAACCGTCGTCGCACCATTTTGCTTCGCCCAATTAATGAAGTCGTCCAAACTGCTTGCCCCGTCTAGGACCGAGTACTGACTGTGTACATGCAGAGGGCAGAGCTGAATACTGGTGGGCGACTTCGACATACCTACTTTATACGGTTCCAGCGCGGCCAGTGTTCCTTCAGCAAGCGGACGTTGTTTTCCTTATCGATTACGAATTCGCCATTTTCCCAATTGCGATTGAGGTAAATGACGTTAGCGACCACATAGTCTGGGCCTGCGTAACGAATAGAAAGAATCTCAAGATCCATGTCTAGACAGGCATCGTGACGGAAACGAGCCCCGTCTTTGAACGGATGATTAGGCTTTCCCATTTTCCTGGGCCTTCTTAATCGCCTCAGCAAGCTGAGGGCACGCCAAGACCTGGGCCTTGCGATCTGCGCGGAATTCGTAGCCAACCCGCCCGCCCTCGTACTCGACAGCGACGAAGCCTGGGCTATTCACATATTCGCCAGTGGGGACCAAAGGCTGCCTTTTATAGGCCTCTTTGGCGGCCTTAAACGCTGAGCGAGCCTCTTCTGGCGTATTGCCCTCGCCTTTAATCAGGGCCCCTGTGGAACGGAAAAGCTTAGAGTATTCGTATTTGCCAGTGTTTCGATTGAACATAAATCTCCTTAAGGTTTTGGTCTCAAGGAATTTATACGGATTCTATCGGCACAAACGAGAAGGGCCCCCAGCCGATTTAGACTGGAGGCCCGACCCGGTAGGACTGTCAGGAATTACGTTTCGTCGTCGGACTCTTCGAAGCCGGAAGAGGACTGGGGAGTCTCTTCTTCTTTTTGTTCGACCACAAGTTTTTGGTACTTGTCGAATTTGGCCTCTCCGTTGGCGCCAAGATACTTGCGCTGATCGGCCTGACGACAAACGATATGGATCATTGCGCCAACTGCGGCCTTGGTTTCTTCATCCATGGCAGCAAACAGGCGCTTAATCGCCATCGAGTCTTCTTTCTCTGCAGCGGCAAGAAGGAACTCAAGCTCCTCCCTGGCTTCTTCGCTGTAGAAAGAGAGCGAGTCTTCCGAAGAAGACATCTGCATCGAAACCGAGCTTTCCGTTTCGATATAGCTATCTTCTGGGTTCGCCAGCTGGCCGAGATCGGTGTTCGCCATAAAGTCCGTCAGGTTCACTTCCATGCCCCCCAGCTTATCCGGATGATTCTCGCTGAGGAATCGGCGGCACCAGTTGGTAAGTGCTCCAAATCCATATTGAATACGACCCTGTTTCAGGGAAGCTTCGGGGCATACTTGCTTCATGGCAATTTGCTCCGCACCCTTGGCAGGATTATAGAATTTATTTGGGCGCATCTGCTTGGTTTTTGGATCCTTGATCAATTCTTCGTTGTACGAAGAGGTGGTCAAATAGCGTTCAGGATCGAACTTATGCATGGCCTTGATGATCTGAATCATCATCTGCTGTTTGATGTCTTCGCGGGTTGGGAGGCCCGGGCCGCGACCGAGAGGGAACTTCTTCTTCATGAAGAAGTGAACTGTTTGCATATGCTCAGCCTCAAGTTGAGCGTAGTCCAACAAGACAAAAGATTTTGCCTTTTTAACTTTCTTTCTCTTCTTTGGAGGTCTCTTAAAAGCGCTGCTGTTGCTCATATTGCGTTCCTTCGAATCTTTAAATTTATGAACCCAAAGCCCCTGTAAATCTTTTCCCCCTATTCCTTGAGATAGACCTCCATCCACTGTGCTCTGATCGCAGATATCTCTACTGCGCCGTCGAAGCTTTCCTGGATCTCTTCGGGCGTACACTCGCCCATATCTTTCCTATGCTCTGGAGGCAGCATTCTGAAAATTCTCTTATGCGAATGTAGTGCTTCTGCTAGTTTCATCAGCTCACGTCCTGCGTCCCGGTCTAGTCCGAGATAGATATTTTCGGCCTCCGACTGAATCAAAAGATCCAGCTGCTGCCGAGAAACCAGTTTTCCGAAACTCGCAACTGCCACCGCTTGGGGAAGGACATTTGCGTGAATACAGTCAACTGGGCCTTCAACCAGTATTAGATTCTTAACGCGCGCTGTCAAGATTTCGTCAGAATATTGTATGCGATCCTGAATGGTATTAAAATTTAACAAGAATTCGGCTTTCTTAAACCCTTTAGACGTCTGTACTTTCGGAAGATTTCCGGTGGGTCTGATTCGACGTGCCTGCCAGCCATAAGCTAAACCGCCCTTTTTCACAGGAAATACGATTGCGTTCATATTGCTGCTGTAACGAATGTCGAACTGAGCAACCTGTTCTGCGCTATTTATTCCTCTCTCAATTAAATACGCCATACCGGTCTCCGATTGTTCCACCGGAATAAAGTCGATCGGTAATTCGATCGGCTCAAAATCCACGAGTGTCGTTTCTTCAATTTCTTCGTCACCAGTACGGTGAATGATGAAAGGAAGATGATTTAAGACATCTCCTGTCTGAACTTCATTGACCGCCTCTAGAACTTCTTCTGAGTCGCCCTTGAAGATCTGTTTGAGAACCTGCGCCCAGTTGTACCAGTTACGTCCGCAGCTCCAGCAAGAAGTGTAGCCTGATGATTTGATCAGCCAGGCCTTGTCTTCTTTGCCGCAGCCCGGGCACGTAAAGTACCAGGATCGCTGAGTCTCTTTCACAGTGATTCCATTCTCAAGGAATCGCTTTTTCATCAGATCGAGTTTCGTAAAAACTCCCTCACTACTAATTTAGGATAGCATCTCCCATCCGTGGATGTCTAGCTTTTATTTAGCAATAATTCAGCATTTTAGATGTATATATTTTAGACACTTCCCCGACTTTAGCGGTAGTAGGATCGCCAGTCAGCTTCGGTCCAAACGTATTCATCAATCAATGATGCGGCGGCCGACACATCCATGTTCCAAGTGTTGGAAAGAACGCTTGTGGCCCACTCTGAGGCGAGTTTGTCCGCGATGATGCCTTGCTTGATTATATCTTTTACAAGGAACGTCTCATCGGCAGTAGGGCTGATCTTACCGAAATGCGCTTCGAGATCTGTCCCATCCCGTCCCATAAGACGAACGTGTCCGAGCTGAAACAATACTCCCGCAACAGCTTGCATTTCATCGCAAGTCTCGCAAATTTCGATAGTTTTGCGACGTAAATCGAGCACGATTTCGCCTGGCTTAAGCTGGTCAGTAGCGAAGATTCGAAATTCTGGAGCAACCGTTTTAGCTATACGGCGAGCCAGATGAAAAGTTCCAGACTGTTCGATGGATGCCATATTAGAGCGCTCCGTTTTTCTTGAGGGCTTCGACAATCCATTTGGTGCGAGCGCGAAGCGTGCGCACGGTCTCGCGAGCGGGGGCGGCCGCTTCATTGTAGGAGGCCTTCATCTCCTTAAGCTCAATCGCGCCTTTCAGCTGCTCTTCGGGAAGGCGCTCTTCGTCGCAGTTTAAAAATGCTCGAGTTTCTTCGATTTGGCCCTGCATCTGAACGATGCGAGTCTTGAGGTTGTCAGGGCCAAGACTGTCGATTTCTTCGACGAATTCTTGCGTAATACCGGCTGGAAGCTTCGGACCTTTGTCTTTTTTCATTTTTCGTATCCCTCTGCCGGTTGTTATACGGAAAGGGCACACGGGATGAATTCCGTAGTTATTTCTTGGGGCGACCTTCGATATCCAGCCAGCCCTGACGTATTGCGACTTCTTTGCCTTCTTTTTCTATGATGCGAGGAAGCTCGTGCTTTTTGAAATGCTCCGTAGAGCGCTCCAGAAGCTGCTTCTTGAGCCCCTGAGGATTCGACTTGCCTCTATACTCATCAGTAGCCTCCATTGCCTGAGAGCTTGCAGAGCCCACAGTAAGACTGAGTTCTCCCTCGCACTCCTTGCATGGGCCTTTATGCTCCTTTGCCTTAACGAAACTAAGGAGCCTGCTGCTTTCGGTGTGGCACTTAAGACACACGAATCGATAGAATGGCATCAGTTGTCTCGCAGTCGAAAATAAACCGGAGTAGTCACTACTTCGCTACTTGCTTCACTGCCCATGCGCCCGCCAGTATTGTAAATGCTCCGAGTCCGATTCCAATCCAGAACTTGGTGTCACCGTGATTGCGCTCTTTATCGTAGGCGTCCCGCTCGCGATCAGCCTCCGTCTTCCACAACGAACCCTGCTTATCTGACTCGGCAATACGAAGATCTTTAAGTTCGATTACCCGCTTTTGCTCGTCAGCGATTTGCTTATCGAAATCTCCGGTGACGAGATCTTTGTTCATTTTCTCGATAACGTCCTTACGAACGCCTACCCGATCACAGTCAGTAACCTTATCTCCAACTTTTAAATCCAGGGCGGGTGCACAGTCTGCTAATGCAAGATTATTGCTTAGGAGGATTGAAACGATTATTAATGAAATTGCTTTGATCTTCATTTTTTACTCCTTCAACAGCATTTTGCTTATCCGCTTCTAGCTGTTGAAGTTTTCCTTCATCAACAGCGATAGCGTTATCGGTTTCCTGTTTTTGCTTATCGATGACAGAGGAGGCGTCGTCAGCCTTCGTCCGATCGTGCTTATCAACCATCCCACTAAGCTCTCCCACTACTTTAAGAATGAGGAGGATGAGGAACGGGAGACCCAGAAGGATCTTCCCGAACAAACTCATTGATTTAAATCGTTCTAAAAATTGTTCCACGTCATGTCTCTTTCAGCTGCTTCACAGATTTCTCGATACTCTTCAGAGTAATTGACACAGAACTCACGAAGCTTCGATGAGGCGTCTAGCGCTGCTAGATCCACCGTGTTGTTGGGGGCCACACGTTGAATCGTTTTAAGCTCAGCGTTCATGAAGTTTTGAATCGCTTCTTGCGGAACAGCCATTGCGTAGCCGAGATCGCCAGATCCTGCGAACACAAGAGCCGAGATCTCGCCTTTGCTATTAAAAATGGCCGAGCCAGAGGAGCCCGGTTTAATCGTGGCGGAGACGGCCTGAGCTTCGTAGCGCTGAATTTCCGGGAGTCCGCCCATAAGTAGACAAAGGATGCCCAGGGGTCCTTTTTCGTCCTCTTCGGTACATTTTTTCAATCCCTTCATCACTTCGACAATCATCTTCCCCGAGAAATGTCCGCGAGTGACGATGTTAGGAAGGAGCGAAGGGTGGCCAGAGATCGCCGCATCCTCATAGAGATTCGGAGCGCTTGTCGCGATCACGGTATGAATTCGAAGATTTGCCGCGACGGTAACGACGCAAAGATCCGATTCTTTAGAGCGGCGGTAGCTAGTGACTGCATGCCCGACACCATCGTCTGTAGTGACAACTCCGCCTTTTTCAACAACACCACAGACGTGACTATTGGTAAGGATTAGCGATTCAGAATTTTCACTAGATAGAATTACCCCAGTTCCACCCGATCGACCGTCGTTACGAGTGATCTTGACGGAGGTGCGAGACATGTCCGCCGTTGAGGTGGGTTTTATTGTCGTTGAAAGGGCGGCCGAAATACCGAAGCTAATCAACGCTACTCCAAGGAGTGTCAGTTGGGCACGCCGGTTTTGCATCAGCGCTTTTGTTTGATTCTTAAATTCGGAAAGGTTCACTCTAATTCTCCATTGTTTACGGCCTTAAGCATGGCCTCTTGCATTGCCCGCGCTTGATGTTCGCCATCATTCAACGTGCGGGCAATTGCCCCGCCAGTAGTCATGAGTGTCTGAGCAACGGACAAAGAATTACTCAGGGCGGATAGCGTCACCTTGGCAGGATCGAAAATTCCCGACGTATACCACTCCACCTGTTCGCGCTTGAGGGCGTCGAAGACATAGAATAGGCCGTCAGGTTGTTCGCCAACCTTGGATCCGAAATTGATAAGAGCGTCATCCTCAGTGGTAGTGATGCCGGCATTGAGGAGAATTTGTACGAACGGCCGGGTGAGTGCTTGAACAAAGATCTGGGACGGGCCTACTTGCGGAAGGTTTCGGGCGATATGAAGAAGAGTTGCTCCTCCTCCGGGTACGATCCCGAGATCAACACTGCATCGAACTGAACTGACAGCATCCACGATACGATCGCGGCGTTCTTTTGCTTCGAGTGCCGTAGCGCCGCCAGCGTAAATAGTTGCGACACCACCCGTAAGACGTCCGATACGATAACGCATTTTATCGCAATCAAACTCGCTCTGACCTTCCATTTGGTCCTTAAGCTCCTGGATACGGGAAGCGACAGCCTCTTCATCGGGCGAAGTCATGAAGACTGCATCGCTCATGGTAACTTTCACTTCTTCGCAAAAGCCGATGGTTGCTGGCGATGCTTCAGTGAGATGCCGCTCAGTGGGATCAAAAACATTTCCGCCAACGTATGCGAGCATGTCGTAAAGGAAGCTCTGGCGGCCATTGGCCTGTCCGGACCTTGGGGTGACCATTGGAACTACACTGAGAGTTCCCTTACGGAAGTTGTTAGCGAAAATCCGAAGGACCGTATCGCCGAAGCCGTGTGCAAAAATAACAAGCGGGCGGCGAGTGACGTTCCCGCGTTCGTCCTGTTCGGAAGCTACACGCTGGAGGAGCGAGGTAACGGTTTCGATATCATTAATTTCGCCGTCGTAGAGCGTGACGTAGGCACCGGATAGAACACAGTCCCCGTAGTTCTTACGGTTCACGAAAGCAGTGGATGCCGCTCCACCGAGATCAGCGAGACCAGAATTAACTGGGAACCCGTCCTTGTGTTGAACAGAGGTTTCGGTGCCGCCTGCGCCTTCTTCAATAACGACGAATCCGTCTTGGCCAACATAGTCGGTCGCTTCAACAACGGAGTTTGCGATATTTTCGTCAGAGTTCGAAGACACCATGGCGACGTGGTAGATCGCCTTACGAGCTTCATCTACAGGAAGGTTCTTAATGCCTTTTGAGAGCTTCGTGACCATTGGCTCGATCTGGGTCTTCAGAATGTCTTTTAGCTCGCGAGCGAGACGCTGAGGGCTGTAGGTCGGATTCCTTTGGAGCCACTCCTGTCCGGCTTGCGTAATTGCGGCTGCAAGTACCAGCGAGGTAGTAGTGCCGTCTCCACAGGCTTTTACTGTGCGGGTAGACGCTTCGACCGCCGCCTGGGCAACGATCTTTTGAATAGGAGTATGAGCGGCATAGGCAAGCGCTACGGTGACGCCGTCTTTAGTGGCCAATACGCCATTCTCTTGCTCGATCAGAATCGGTCGTCCGCCGGGCCCGAGGGTTTGGCCGACAATCAACGAGAGATCGGTGATGCCTTTAAGCACTTCTTTTCGGAACTCAGCTGAATCTAGGTAGGTAACAAGTTTCATACGACTCTTAATTTTATACGGATTTGAGGCCAGGCTCTTTCTTAGGAGCCTTTCTTGTGGTTCGAAGTTCGCTTGGGAGGAGCCCGTCTTTGTAGGTCCACCCGTAATGGTCGCAGGCGTCTTGCACTCCTGGGTTTCCGTACGGATCTAGAACGGTGTCGTCGGGCTGAAGCTGGGCCAGGTTTGCGCAGTTGAGGACGATCTGCTCTGGAAGGTAGCGCCGGTCGCGACGATCGTTTGGCACTCCCCAGTGATCGCCAACACAAGTGAGGAACTCTTCTTCGGTGAAGGAATCGGTCTTGTTGGCGTAGTGGGCTTTGATCTTGGTGACCGAAGCGCGATCGAAAATGTAGTTTTTGGACCGCGAGAAAATGGCGATCTCTTCCCAGGTATTAGTCAGCCGGCGGGACCTTGAGCAGACAATGTGACGATCGCGGTACCAGGCGATCTTGGCCACCAAGACGAGACCCATCGCCTCAAGCTCCGTGATGAGTTTGCCCCCACTATTTGGGGCCTCCACGAAGATCGGGATGGAGAGACAAATTAGTCCCCGGAGATCGACCTTTTTACACTGCTCGAAAATGACTTTTGAGTCGTGTGAAGCCGCGTATGGAAGTCGCGTAATGAGTGCTTGAGATAAGTTCTGTGCCACATCGATTTTATACGGAAAAGGCACCGCCCGCATAAATCGCCCGGCCTCTCGCCCGCCCGAACCAGAGTCCTCCCGCGCCGGGCTCATGAATCGCCTCCCGTATAAAACCCTTGTCCGAACCACGCGGGAAGCACGGGTCAACCTTCTTTCGTTCTTACTGAAACCATTGACAAAATAACGCGATTGGTAGACACACTCGTTTCAGGGGCGAAAATGCCTATGTGCTTTTACCAATAGTTTCAATTAGTTATGCAAGTTTGGTAGACGGAAAAATGAGTTCAGTGGTAGATTTTACTTCACCTGATTCACACATAGTCTCCTTTCAGGACCTTAAGCGATTGAAGCAACTCGCCGATGTAATAGCGAGGGTCTACGGTCGCCGTCCGCCCTTGAAGGAGCTATGGCGTGAAAATCAGATACAGCTTGAAGAAGCCCGGGAAGAAGCGGCGAACATTCGCGATCATCAAGGACGTTAAATACGCCGATGGCCGCCGCGAGCAGACCCAAGTAGATGACAAAGAATTAGATAGTCTAAATGAGGCCGTAAAGAGCAAGGTGACCAGCCCTGCCGTCGCGGAGATTTTGATCAAAGAAAAGATCATTACCAGACTCAAAGTCGCAGCCGGGATCAAGGACCGGGTCGCGTTAGAGAGCCTGATTTCGGACGACAATCTTGATGTCTTCAGAAAGTTTTGGGAGGTAGAAAAGGTTCGTCCAATTAAAGGCAATAAGAGGCGCAGAGAAACTGGAACCGCAGCCGCCTATTACGACTTTCTTAGATCAATCCGAAACATCGAGCCCCTCAGTGTCCACGTCGCCACAAAGGCCGACCTTCAGGCCAAGTCAGATAAGCTTAAGGGCAACCGTGACCAAAGGAATACCTCGATACGGGTGAACCAGCTCCTTAGATTCCTGAAGCGCGACATTCAACTTTTGGTCTCTGAAAAAGAATACAAAGAAGTGAGCTACGTTACCTGGGATGAGCTTCAGAAGATAATCCCACACATCCACTCTGAGGAAGTGAAGCTTTTGGCCGCCACCCTCTTTTGCACCGGGGTCCGGTCGGGCGAAGCCTTTGCTTTTAACGACAAAAAAGTCCTGAAGCCCAATGGCGGGATCTATGTTCATAAGCAAATGGTCAAAGCAACCGGCGAGATCGTTGGCTATTTGAAGAATGGCAACCCGCACACGACCGTAATTCTTCCATTCGGCAAAGAAGAATTTGCTCAATGGTGCGACCTTTCCCTAGAAAAAAAGAGACGAATTAGGAAGGACATCGCCTGTCAGCAAATTACTAGAGCGGCAAAGAAAGCGTTCCCGAAGGACCGTTCAAAGTGGATCTCGCCGCACGATCTACGGCACTCCTACGCCATCTACATGCTTGAAAAAGGAGCCACTTTAAGCGACATCGCGATGCTTCTTGGCGACGACGAAACGACAGTCAGAAAGTATTACACTGGATACGTCCTGACCGATCGTGCTATTGACCGGATCACACTTATGGTCAAGGCTTTTTGACCCGTAAATCCCCGCGTGGTGGAATTGGTAGACACACCGTGTTCAGGGCGCGGCGCTCGCAAGGGCATGATCGTTCGAGTCGATTCGCGGGGACCACTTCTTAGCTATCAGCGCAGACAATTTGAATGGCTTTGGCGATGCATTTTTATCGCATCTAAACTTGCAAGTAGCATCAAACGCTCTTCAGCCACCTTTTTAGCCTATGGCTTCCAGGCAGAGTGCCCTTTCGGTGGCTGCTCACTATCATCTTCCTCATCCGAATCTTCTTCGGCCAGGCCCAGCTCCACTTCCGCTTCATTGTTTATCAGGTCTTCGGCATGGTCGGTCGCCTTCTGTACTAGCTCCATATAAATTTGCTGGACCGACACCGGAGTCTCGCCCTTGTAGTGAACCTGAATTTTCTTTGCGGCGACGTAAAGAGCCTCGCCTAAGTACTTGGCTATGTTCTGCCAGTCATCGCCAGGAAGCTTGATATCGAAGTTTTTAGAATCAAGCGTCAGTCCCGACTTTACGTTCTGCTTAGACATGAGGGGGTTCCTTCTTATGCTCTCATCATGAGGCGAGTGCTAAACAGCTACTCGCTAGGGTTTGGGGCGGGGCTAGACTATGTAGCAGACGATCGTAGGGGTGTTCTTTACCCATCGGAACTCTTTCGTCTGAAACCATATCCTTGAACATTGTCTCGTGAGGATAACTCAAAAGGTTAGGGCTCCAGGTTTTCCTCTGATGCAGATTCCTCTCTGATGGGTCCACGGCTAGCAAGAAGTCGCCAGTAACGTAAACCGTCTCATAGAGATGCCTCAGGTGAGCACCAAAGCGTACCAAATGAAACTCGCAAAGACTAGGGTGCAGATCCCTTGAATTAATCCAACAATTCAAGTGATGGGCCGCTCCCATAAAGTGACTGTCGACAAGGAGAGCACCTGGCTCATCGAGATAGATCTGGTAGAAATCTTCCAGAGCTATTTTCGAGTACAGATTATTTCGGTTCATGTTCTCTCCAGGTGTTTAACCACCTAAAAAGATATTAGCTTGACTACTTTATTTGAGCAAGCTCATTTTCAGCATTAATGCTGAATTACCGTTTAGTTTTTATTAAATAGAATAAATGACACATGCTGAAATCATTCATGGTTAGGACAAGAAGGGATGGAGATAATCTTTAGTGGCTAGAAACCAGCAGGCTCAAGTACCCGAATCCGAACTGAAGAAGCTGCATGGCGAGCATTGCGCTCAGCGCCCCAAGAGCAAACATAAAACCTGATTTGAAACCAAGTCGGATCAATATTTCTGAGTTCATAAAGTAACTTCTTCCTGTTTAATACGCAGCTAGTCCACGAACTCGGTCCAGGCATCAGGATCGTTCGACTGCTTTTGAAAATCGGGACTGAATCGATATCCAAACACATCGGTCCGAATAGATTTTTCTTCTACGACAGTAGTTTCGTCGCAAGGGTCGTTGCAGTATGTACACCTGATCGAGCCTTCTCTTTTTATTTCGTGTGCCGATTTCGTAAATAGCTTGTCGCAGTAACGACACCGAAACTTAAGAGAGTCGATCATTCATCGCTTTCCACAAGAGCCTTGTAACTCACTGGCCAGCGTTCTTTGATGATCTCGGACACCTGCTCGGCAAGAACCCGAATCTCCTTCTGCGCATGCGGGTCCAGACGAAGCTTAAGGAACGCGGCCCAGTTACGAAGGTTTGCGGTGGCGTAGAACTTCGTCATGACGTTTTGAGGGAGGATGGCCCGGGCCTGTTCGCGTGCGACACCAAGAGCAATGAGCTTTTCGAACACTTCATTGGCCTTCATTGAGATCTCAACCATTGCTGCCTGAGCGAGTTCAGCCTGGGCCGGGTCCATCGGGCCTTCACTCCCCTGCTTATTGGATTTGCTCTGTAACCGGATGTCATCAACTGGCGGAACATAGAACTCGACATCGTCTGCGGTGTAGCGGCGAGACACCTCATTGTAGGACATCGTGCGGTGGCGATGCCACTGAGACCGGATGTAGAGAGGACAATGGACAATCACCGTAAGAGAACAATGTTCAAAAACAGACATGTGCTGGTGCTTGGCCAGATAGTTGATGAGCTTCTTGTCTTTCTCGGTCAGCTCTTCTGAGGAGTTATTAAAGGAGATTCTCGCCGCGTTCACAGGCGTTAAATCGGATCCCATCGAATCGACGTACTGTGCGCTGAGGTCTTTTGGGTTTTCCATATCTTCTCCAGAACTCATTTAAGTAGTCCGATCTCAGCGAGGCGCTCGGTTAAATACTGTCCGGCAGTGTATCGTTCAGAGAGAACGACGCCCGGACGAGGATGGATGAACATCGGCATCGAGTAACGAGACAAAATCGCTTCCTCACCCACCGGATTCATCACTCGGTGGGTAGTGGACGGGTAATAGCCGTCTGTGGCCTCCTTCAGCATGTCTCCAGCATTGATAACGATGCTTCCGGGATCGACGGGCACATCCACCCAGTTACCGTTCATATCCCGAACCTGGAGGCCTGATGCGGTGGCTGCTGGCAATAGGGTGATGAGATTGATGTCTTCGTGAGCAAACGCTCTTACAGCACCGGTTTCTTCGGAACCGTTCAATGGTGGGTAATGGAGGATCCGGAAGAGCGTGCCCTCGCTCCTCTGAATCATGGACACTAAAGGCTCGTCGAGCTTATCTGAAATCTTTTTAGGGAGAACGTTATCGAGTGCGATCAAAATCTCTTCACCAAGACCCATAAGCGCTTTAGCAAGCTTCTTAGTGGCATTGCTCATTCCGACCGGAAGATCGGTATCGGGAAACATGTGGAAGAACTCCTTTAGGTCCTTGATAGAAGAGTCTTTGGCGTGCTCGGTCTTGAAAGGAAAGAACCCACTCTGATCCTTCGGATCAAACGTGTATCGATATTTTTTCTCGCTAGCGAAGAAGACTGCCCAATCGGCATAGGCCGCAGCAAGCAAGCCCGGATCGATCCGGTGGTTCACCAAAACAGCGAAACCCGTCTCACGAAGAGACTGATCGAGCTTAAGAGCCGCCTCGGGATCGGTGTAGTCCACCTTTAAAACGTTCATTACCGTCTCCATCCGAAGTCACGGATAAGACCATTGGCTTTTAGAATCCGGAGGTCATCAGACATGCGATTGCCGGCTATGATATTCGCTGTGACTAAAATAATTACTGAAGGAAGGTGCTGGGGATTGTCTTGAAGAAAACTTAGGACTTCATGGCCTTCAATCCCTGCACCCATGTCGTTATCCAGGAGGAGAGTTTCCCAGCGGCGTGTCTGAAGGAGATTAATCCCCTCTTCACCAGTACGAGCAATCTCTACTTCTTCATCTTCGAAACAGATCCATTCGTTAGTAAGCTCATCTTGATGCTTACGGACATCACTCGGATCCCGAAGATCGTCGACGAGTAAAACTTCCTTTTGAATGGGCATGCCTGTTTTATACGGATTCGATCTCGAGGACGATCGGAGGATTCGTAGGCTTGTGCCATCTCGTGCATATTGAGGCGTTGATAAACTTAGTGCCGTACATTTCCAGCTCGCCATACCCCTCGTGGATGTGTCCGAAAAGATGGTGTTTGGGTTTTATTTCCATCACTCGATTAAAAAGTGAAACACATCCGGCATGACCAATCCCAGTCTTCCCGCTTTTTTCCTCGTAGGAAATAACCTCATCCAGAACGCCATGAGGAGGTCCGTGAGTGACTAATATATCGAGACCGCTTGGTAGACGCTCCCAGACCTCTTTCATTTGGCAGGGGTCACGCATGTACGCCCAAGGGCCGAATTGAGGGGTCCAGGGTGAACCGAAGATACGGATGCCGTTGATTGATATTTCTTCGTCGATCAGAAACCTGAAGTTGGTCGCAATGACTCTGGCTAGGTCAGGGTCCTTTTCCACGAATAGATCGTGGTTTCCTGGAATAACCAACTTGTTGGAATGAGGGAGTCTTCCCATCCAGGCATTGAAACGGATCAGGTCCTTTTCAGTTCCACGTCCAGAGAAGTCTCCGGCGTGAATGAGCAAGTCCCCATCAGGGACTTCAATACCTTCAAAACCGTGAGTGTCCGAAACAATGACTATTTTCACTCTTCGACCTCATTATGCCAGATGGTGAACTCTCTGGTCTTAGGGGTATGAACGAATCTCAGATCAGAAAGGATGACGGCGCTCACGTTTCGACGTACCAGGCGCGTACGGGAACGCGGTTTCCGAACTCGTCGTTTTTAAAAAGGATCTTCTCGAGTCGGTATTTTCGAATCGGAGCAATCTCGATGACGTTTGGGCCGAGTTCTCTGATTTGGCGTCCTTCGATCCGCATTGGTCTAAGATACTCATGGGGCGGCGGAAAAGAGACGAGCGTGGAATCTCGGCTGATCAATCCATCCCGTGTTTCAAAGGTAGCGCCGAGCATTCTTGGATGAGCCATTATTCTAGTCCTTTAAAGGAATTGATAACTTCCCGAAAGTTCTCATTCGAACCGCCAATACTAATGCGAACGTGTTTTGAGCTGCCTCCACAAAGCGAACCGTCAGTCCCATGGATCTGAGTGTCTTGACGAAGACTGGCCATTCCATCCTTGTATGTCGCCCAGAGGAACATGCCGGATGTGTTCAGCACCTCCAGACAAGGAACATCGAGCGCTTTGATTTGTTCCCAGCGATCGTTCAAGATTTCTTTCCCGTATTCAAAGACTGAGTCCGTTTCGGACCCTTCATCATAGAGGTGCGACTGATCACTCAGAATCATTTTTGCGTGAATCAAGGATTCAATGGACGATCCGCCTGAAGCGATTTCAATGTAGAAACGCATCTGTTCTGCGACGCTCTTGTCTTTTACAAGAGCCCAACCAATCCGACAGCTCGAATGACCTGTGGCTTTAGACATCCCATAAATCATCAGATCGTCATCGCGGGCAATGACCTGCCCGTACTGGGGCCAATTGTAGCAGAGATCAAAAATAGGGAACGCGAGATCACTCTGTTCGTAAACGACATTGTCTGGATTACTTGGGACGGTAATGATTTCGGCGTGCGGACGGGCTCGAATACCGATACCACTTCCGGTGAGGGTTAGGCCGGCAGCGTCTGCCATAAACGGAAATCTAAAATAATAAGGAGGGCGAGCGTATACCTCATCGATACCGGAGCGCTTTGCCGTGTAGAGAGCGGCAGCGAGTAGCTGCGTGGCCCCACAGCCAATGACGATTTCATACGATCCGGGATTGGCCACGTTCTTAATATTTTGATGAATCCGAACGATCTCTTCCTTAAGCTGGCGTTCTTCCGGGGAACGGTCGTAGCGCATGCCCCTGGAGACAGGGACATTAAGCCCCGGGAACGTCTCCTCAGAGGCCTGCCAATAGGGTTTCATGAACTCAGGGTTCCCTATGCGTGTGTCAATCATCTCCTTTTTATACGGAACCGAGTGACCCACTAAAGTTAGCAAACCAACGATTGTATATGTTTTTCAATCTGTCATCTCGGACACATTTAATAATAAGAAAATAAGGACGATACTCTTATAACAAGCAACAAAGGCTATCGTGCTTGGTTGTATAAATCGGAGCGAGACGCAACATGAGTAAACACATTCTTCTGGTCGAAGATAACGATGAGATTCGACTGATTATTACGAAAATTTTACGTCGAGCAAAAATGAGGGTGACGAGCGTGACGAACGTTCATGAGGCATTCGAGTTCCTCAAGACCCAAGAGCCCGACATGATAGTGACCGACTTTCAGATGCCTGGAGTTCGTGGAGACGTTCTGGTGGAGGCGGCCCTAAAGGCAAACATCCCAATCATCATGATCACGGCATTAGGCACAGAAGCCAAATCCCGGCTTTTCAAATTAGGCCATAACATCGTCGTTATCGATAAGCCTTTTGATCTTAAAAAGTTTGCTACTTTCTTAAACGATCTCATTAACCCAAAAGGTTTAAGACAGGAGGAGCCTCCTCTCACCGAAGACGATCTGCTCGACGCGTGTCTCGACGACGACGATGATGATGATGATACTTGTGGCCCTACCGGTCTGAGTGGCGCTGCCTAATCTTTCGACACTTACCTTTCTAAATACCTGAACCAAAACAGCTAGACCCTCCTTTCCGTATAAAAGTTACGGAAGAGAGGGTCTATGACTGTTTCAGCACTTCCCATTCTCCAGTTCGAAGTTGTTCTCTACGATACGATTCTCCTTCGTACTGTCCTTTGCTACGTCAACGCCCGTACCGAGCTAGAAGCCGTACGAATCGCGCGAGACAGCAAAACCTCCTACAGCATCGCAAGCGTACTCGAGCTTGACGATGGCCAATACGGCGACGGTGGCTTTTAATGGCCGCCAAGAGGTTCCCCGCCTGGACGGTCGAGTATACCGAAGTCCACTACGCCGGGTTCAAAGTTAAATACTTCTCTACCCGTAAGAAGGCCGTTCTTTGGAGACAGTCCTGATGTGCGCAGTTTGCGTTCAGTGGCAATTAGGAAAACTTACCAAGTTTGAGGCCAGAAAAGGTCTCAGAGAATTGATCAACACCGAAACCGTCAACCCGCAACATGTCGAATTAGTCGAAACAATGCTGGAAGAAGAAAAAAAGGAAACCGAGTGAAAGAAGGCGATGTCGTGATTGTAGCAAGAAAGAAAGACTCTGAAATCCGTGAAACGGAAAGTAAGGGCACTGTTGTCGCTGTTTGGGGCAAAGAAGTGATGGTTCTCCTTACCGACGGAAATATGTGGAAAGGAAACGCCCACGAAATCTATCTAGACCAGGAAGGTTTATGAACAACCTGAAACCCTACGGAACGATCTCTTTACTGATCCTCCTGACGTTCGTCCTGAACAATTGTGCAACAAACCCCACCTGGGACTGCCTGCACTCAACTAATCAGAACGACAAGGAAATCGTTGATTGCTCCCCCTACGGAAAAGCTCTCGCAAGAGAAGAACGGACCGAGCGCCAGGCGGACCGGACAGGAAACCGGAAATAATGTTCAAATTCAATTCCGGTAACGGGGCCGTACTTTGCGATGTCTGTCGCATCATTACTCAGTCTCCTGCCAAAGAAGAAGACGGCACGGACCTCGATCTTTGTACGACCTGTCACATGAATAATTCTATGGGCGACCCACAAACCGCCCAATCAATCGAAGAGCATCTAAACCGAACCAAAACGAAAGACGCGCCCAATGAGCCCAATTAGAAACATCTTCGTGGCATTCGCGCTCGGAACATTCATCGCGTTCATTCTCTTTGGTACGGGTGTTTGTCTCATGGCAATCTCCGCTCTTGTCCAAAAACTTATCCTTCTATGAAGGTTTTCGCTCTCCCACTGCTCGTCCTCATCTCGCTCATCATCCCATCCCTCACACTCGCCTACCTATTCTCCTTCCTCCTCCATTTCTAATCCGAAAATCCAACCCATCCCATTTCCGTATAAAATCTATGACGTGTATTGGGCTCAGTCCTTTATGTGTCCGGGTGGGCCACGGCAGCTTCCGTTATAGAAATGCCGTTAATCTCAAGTGAGATTGAAATTGAAGGTTGATAAGACAGTGGGCTACGGCTGCTTAGGCGGCTTCTGTGACCATAGAGGAAACAACCCTCAACTAAGAGAGAAATGAACCCGGGTTGGTGATCCGGGCTAAGTGTAGGGCCGCCTCTGGTGGAACATTCCAGGACAATCATTGACGCGAACCCCGCCCAAAGTAATCTCCGAGCATAAAGATAAAGGCTGATTTTCAGAGTTACTGTTCAGGACACTTCGGCGGGTGTAACTCCCGTGTTGTTTCTGAGACTGCGTTGTATGTTCGCTTGTCTAAAAGCACATGATGGTTCTTCCATCTAAGCCTGTGAATCAGGGGAGTAATCCTTACCGTTACCGGTAGCAATCTTCTCAATGTGATTGAGAGGATAGAACAACAATGAAAATCGAAGGGCTGTAATTAGCCTTCCTATCATGGCCAATGTCTCTACAAGATTCTCTAAGAGGTAATAGGAACTAACCCTTAGACAGCTACCTAAAGCTTTTACCCTTCCGGGGGACAAGAGTGGTGGTAATAAAAAGGGATTGTCACGTCTTGAGAGGGAACTTAGAGAGAAAGAGAATACCCTCTCTAAGAGAAGAAGCCCCTGATAGCCCTCTCATAAGCCTCTAGGAGAGACGTATCGTAAGAGTGAGCGGTAGAGAGGAGAGTTCCATAAGAACCTCTCTCAAGACCAGCTGCACACTCTAGATAGGCCACTGATGAGAAGCTTAGAGACGCCGACAACATACGACCAGAAGTCGCGGTCCTAGATTAGCATTCCCGGTTCGATCTCAAGAGCTGTGATTGCTTGAGTCTTCATGCGTTTAATTCTGCCAAAGAATATTTTCGAACGTAAGCTATATTCAGCATTAATGATGTATTTAATTCTTCAATAATTCTAACGGATAACGCCTGTTTCTAACGGACAAAAGGCATCCGTCCTCTTTCGTATAAAATTCATAGCGGTCTACTTCGCAAATTTTATCCCACTCAGAGGTATCTTGAATGTCAGTTAAGCTGTGGAGCAACCTTGCCAAGGTTGTTTACAAACGCACCTACGCCCGTAAAGACTTTGGTCCTACTGAAACCTGGACCCAGACCATCGATCGAGTAATCGAAGGCAACATTGGACGGTTTCGCGGAACTAAACATCTCCTTCCAAATGAAGAAGATCGACTCCGTTACCTCATGCTCAACCGCAAAGCAGGTCCTGCAGGACGCGGCTATTGGTTCTCGGGAGCGCCATCCCACGCACGCATTGGCGGCGTAGCGCTTAATAATTGCTTCTCCGGAGATACTCGATTCTTCGCAGACGGAAGGCTTCAATCCTTTAAGGAGGTCGTTGGACGTAGCGTTTCAGTCATATGCGCTGACGGAAAACAGCGTAAGGCGGTTGTCTCGAAGTTCGGTGAGCAGGCGCTATTCAAAATTACGATGTCTCCACGGGGCGGCGGGGCCGAGCAATATTTTTACGCGACTCGAAACCATATGTGGCTGACCGAACGTGGGGATACTACCGACCTTCAAGTCGGCGACCAGGTCCGAGTTAACCCACGAGAGGCTCTTGAAGATTCTCAGGATTTTAAAAATGGGTTCGCACACGGTCTAATTTTCGGCGACGGGACTCGGCACACCTACTACCCAGAACGCTTTGCGATCCGTCTATGCGGCGACAAATCTAAACACTTAGATGCCCTGATGAAGCAGGACGGTTTTGTTTCGGTGGCCAGACACCTATCTTCGAATTTTGAAGCTGTTGTAACTTTGAAATCACAAATTAATCTCAAGGAAGTTCCGGGTGATGGGACTTCGTGGGATTACCAGGCCGGATTTTATAACGGATGGTTCGCTGCGGACGGATCGACACGAGGCCGCCTGGGGTCAACCGACCACGCCGCTATCGACTGGCTGCGCGAGCGCGCCCCACTACTCGGGGTAGTGATCACCGGCGACATCATAGACTCGAATCTTGAGACAAATTTTGGAGTGCGGTCAAATCAGATTCGAACACTCACGATCAAAAACGAGTCGTCACTTCTCTTTGTGCGATCTATTGAAGATTTAAATATCGTCGAGCCCGTTTACTGCGTCACAGAACCCGAAACTCGCTCGTTCACACTTGAGTACGGAACCGTCACTGGCAACTGCTGGTTCGTTACCTCGGAAGAGTGGAACAACTTTGTCATCGCCATGGATCTCCTGATGCTCGGAGGAGGCGTAGGGATGTCCGTAGAGCAGCGCTTCGCCTCGAAGCTGCCTAAGATCAAAAGAAGTGTCGTCATCCAACACAAAGGCACCAAGGATGCTGACTTCATCGTCCCTGACTCTCGTGAAGGCTGGTGCGAGCTTTTTCGCCGTACGTTGGAAGCGTTCTTCGTAACTGGCAAGGGCTTCACCTATTCCACGGTTTGCGTTCGTGGATACGGCGAATCCATTGTCGGGTTTGGCGGAACCGCCTCAGGCCCAATCCCGCTCATCAAGTTCATTGAGAACGTTTGCGCCCTTCTACTCGCCCGTGAAGGCAAGCACATCCGGCCAATCGACGCCATGGACCTCCTTTGTTGCACGGGAGAAATGGTCGTTGCCGGCAACGTACGCCGATCGGCCATCATTATCCTCGGTGACCCCTTCGACAAGGAATACCTGAAGTCGAAGCGCTGGGACCTCGGTCCGATCCCGACTTGGCGTGCGTTCGCCAATTTGTCTGTCGTTTGTGAAGACGTTGACGAGGACCTGACACCACTCTTCTGGAAGACCTACGAGAATGGCGAGCCCTTTGGAATCGTCAATCGCAAGAACATCCAGACTTACGGTCGGATGGGCGAAAAGAAAAAGGACACTGCGGTCGGAGTAAACCCTTGCGTGCCAGCTGGAACCGAGATTTTGACCGAGACCGGTTACGAGGAAATCCAGACGCTTGTCGGTAAGACCATCAACGTATGGAATGGTTTTGAATGGTCGATGGTTACTCCTCGCGTGACCGGACACAACCAAGAAATGGTCAAGGTCGCCTTGAGTGACGGCAGATCGCTGACTTGCACCATCGCGCACAAATTCGTCTTGTCGACCGACTATCGAGGTGGGGCCGAACGGAAGGACGCTCAGGACCTTGTCCCCGGCGATAAGCTGATCAAGCACAAATTTCCTGTTATCGAAGGCGGTGAGGCGATCAAGTGGGCCTACGGCCAGGGCTTCCTGTCCGGTGATGGGATGGACGGCTACACGGGTTTCACTGTGTATGGTGAAAAGGTGAAATGCATCCCACGCATGAATGTAGAAATTGGGGCATACTCAGAATCCCAAGACCGAACATATGTATCTCTTCGGTTCGATCCCAAGCCTAAAAACTTTGTTCCAGAAACGTGGGACGTGCAGTCTTCTTTAGATTGGCTGGCCGGGTTGATTGACGCCGATGGTACGAGGACTATCGAGGGAGGCTGTCAGATCGTGTCAGTTGATCACGCCTTCTTGAGTAAGGTGCAGCGCATGCTTACGACCCTCGGCGTACAGTCGAAAGTTTGCGACGGAAGAGACGCTGGCGAAAGGTCTATGCCGAATGGCAGGGGCGGAACAGCCATGTACATGTGCAAAGAATCGAAACGCATCTTGATCGGGTCCACTCAAATTCAGGACCTTCTGTCGCTTGGGATGAATACTGAGCGAGTGAGCTTCGAGGCCTCTCCTCAACGAGAGGCAATCAGATTCACCACAGTTATCTCAGTAGAGCCGGCGGGCGTAGCGGATGTCGTCTACTGCTTTACGGAGCCCAAGCGCAACCTTGGATGTTTCAATGGAGTTTTAACGGGGCAATGCGCCGAAGCTACGCTCGAAAATTTCGAGCCCTGCAATCTCCAAGAAATCCCTCTTCCTAATCTCGATTCAGTCGAAGAGTTCGAAGAGGCAGGGATTCTCATGCACCGCTGGGGTAAGCGGGTCACGACTGAATTTTATCATCATCCGCAGGTTATGGAAGTGATTGGCAGGAATCGTCGCGTGGGAACCGGCATTACAGGGTGCCTCCAGGCTCCTCAGTTCTTCAATCCTTCGGTCCTTGACCGTGTTTACGACGCCATTCAAAAGGAAAACCGCGACTATTCCAAACAGCTCAACATCCCTGAGAGCATTCGAACTACGGTGATTAAGCCTTCAGGCACCATCTCTAAGGTGATGGACGTTACCGAAGGCATCCACGCCGCCTATTCTCGGTATTTCATCCAGCGGATCCGTTTCGGTGCGAACGACGCGCTAATCCCCATCTTGAAGGCTGCCGGACATCATATGGAACCTCAGATCCGTTTCGACGGGACCTTGGACACCAACACCATGGTGGTCGACTTCTACGTTGAGACACCCCAAGGCACCCCGGTCGCCGACGAAGAGTGGAATACCTGGAGACAGCTCGACGTCGTGAAGATGGCCGCAAAGCA